CTACTTAAATAGTTCCTTTCCTAACTCTTTTTCCAATTCTCTTATCCTGACCTCTACCATCCCCAACCTGGCAAGTATTTCAGAATTTGATGAAGCATTTTTCTTTACAGACTCTCCAGTTAAGAGCCAGTTTATATCCATACCGTATCGGTTGGCCATATGCATCAATATTTCAGGATTAGGCATCCTATGACCATTCTCAATCCTGGATATAACGATATTGATAGCAATATCCTTAAGGTCATCCTGTGTGATGTTTTTGTCTTTTCTAAACTGTCTAAATCGTTGACCGATCATTTTCTGAACATTTTCTTCAGCCATTTTTTCTATTTATATGGTTAATTAAAATTGGACAATTCCCCAGCCACAGATAAGGAGATATCCTATATATTTGATATTCCCATTCATCATAAGACTTTTTTACAATTAAATTTTTTGTAAGCTGTCCATCGATTAAGGCCAGACTTAAAAATTCAGTATATGCTAATACACGATCATAATCCTCATCTTGATAATTTATATTTACAACCATATATATAGATCTTGTAATTTTTTCATCGTTATCATTAGGCCCCAAACAATTCAACTCAATTACATCCAACCGTACTTTCTTTGGTTTTGGTTTTATATAAATACCTCCAGAAATTTTTATTCCCCTATCCCTGAATTCTTTGAGAAGCCTTTTCTCCACAAGGTCCATTATCCTTGTCTGAAGGGGAGTATATTTCCATTCCCTGGCCATTTGTAATTACCTTACTTGAGTTCACGCTTTACGACGTTATAGATCTGTTCGATCTCATCGAGGGGGACTTCAAAATCGGGATACTTATCTTTATCTGGATTGAGTGACTTAAGGACCAAAACTCCATTTTTCACATCTTGATGCGCTATCTGTTTGGCAATAATTCCTTCAGTTTTATGAACAAATATCCAATTAGGCCATTGGTGATTATGTAACTTGCTAATCCAATGTTCTCTTTTAACCTCTCTACCCGTAGCAATTGTACCATTTGGCATTGCTTCCCGAATGTCACCATTATCCATACTGTCCCCTGAAATTTCAAATGATCGATACTTTCCCCTCACGTATCTGTCCACGGTAATATAATGTTTTGGTAATTCCTCTAAATATTCTTTGTCTGCAAATCCCGTTAGATATCCCGCTTGGGCATAGACAGGAACCAGTTCAGTCCCCATCCGATAACGGCCCGGTGAAATCTCAGTGAATTTGGTCTCCCCTACCTCATCATAAATTGAAGGATCTCCAATATCCCGTGCATTGGAAAGTTTTATATCTTTTAAATCAGAATCTCCAAACACCTCGTCTTCATTTACACCAAAGCGCGCAAGTATATTATTGACAGTCTCCCTTTCCAATGCTGACGATTTGAAATACTGATATACAGTCTGCCGGCTAACCCCTAATATCTCACTTGCTTTGATTGCACTGATAGATTTTTTGGAAAGGAAATTTTTAAATTTTTCTCCCTTATAATCAGGCATATACAATAAATTTAATTTTTGTAAGTATTACAATTATTGACATTGTAAATATTATACTTACATTTGTACCATACGAACAAAACAAAGGTAATACAATAAGTTAAAACCAACAATCCCAAAATAGTACCATATGATCAAACAGAGAATTTACGCTGGAATGATAGATAAGGGGATTGAGTTCTTTGAAGATTTGCATACCAGGATCCTATACTGTTCGCATGACATGAAACAGTATAGATGGCCGCACTTTCCTAACCATATTTTAAGAAAGGTGAGGAAGGACATGCTGAACAACCCTGAAGCTTTGGAACATTTGGCAAAATGGCCAAATCTCAGGAATGAAGATAGGATATATAGATATATACTATGTCGGTTCGGTGGCCTTGATGATCAACCAGACATCAGCATTGATGGAAAGGTTCACCATTCAGAATATTACGAATGTGGCCTTAGGGGGAATTGCCAATTTGAAGGCAAACTTTGCTGCTCCATTAAAGTTGAAAACGGATTCTTAACTAAAGCAGAAGTTGAGATCCTAAAGTACATCAGGTTACCTGACAAGCAAATCGCACAAATACTCAATAGATCTATCGAAACAATTTCGACCCATATGCAGAACATAAGGGCAAAAACAGGAGAAGTTGACAAGGTAAACTTGGCAATATTCGCAATAAACAAAGGAATAACACTATTTGACCCAGACGAAAAGATAAAAGGCAAACCATGGAAATTATCAAAATAGAAAAACAACCATCAGTTACTGAATACATTGAAAGAATGATTCCCGGAACTGACACGCAAACCTTAAGATTTCACCTATCTCACATCAAGGCCGTAAGGGAGGCTGCAGGAAGAAAGATGAAAATGGAGAAGCCACACTTGAAATATATTACATCCGTAGATGCTATCGCTGGATACATCCAGGTTTCGGTTGAGGTGAAGAAAAAAGGAGGAAAAAATGAACAAGTTCAAAACAATTAATGGAGTCGAACCCGAGTTGATCACCTTGCTCCAGGACACCGCCAATTTAGCTGCTACACAAGCCTTGGTGTCTGTTGGGAAAATACCGCAATTTATCACGAAGCAAGAAGCTTTTAGAAGGGTCGGGAGTAGAAGAAAAGTTGAAAAATGGATACATGAGGGGGTTCTTAAAGTCACAGAAGCTGGAATTGACCAAAATCAGTTAAACGCAATTGCGACCAGCGCTAATTTGGCAACATATGTTCACACAAAACTTATAAGGTAATGGCAAACTTCAATGAATCAACTCTAAAGGATCTAGGATTCGAAAAGTATGAATGGCAAGATGAAGATTCTGGATTGATAGTGGATCACAAGTTTGAGAATCAAAACATTTCAATTGAGATAACGAATTATCAAACTGTAGAAATCACTACAAAAGGTCAATACGTTGAATTACCAAATATTGATTCTGGAAAAAAGCTAAAACAGTTAATAAATCTCATAACAAAGTAAATCAATTTTAAAATGAATATCCTAATCAAAACACTTCAAATCATCAATTTTAAAGGTATTAAGAACTTTTCAATTGACTTCAATCACATCACAAACGTTTACGGAGCAAATGCAACCGGAAAAACCACAATCTTCGACGCATTCCTTTGGTTGTTGTTTGGAAAAGATTCCAATGACCGTAAGGACTTCAACGTTAAACCTCTTGACATTCAAGGCAACAAGAAAGACAGGACCGAAAATGAGGTATCTGCCATTCTTTCGATTGATGGAGAAGAAATAACCATCCGTCATATCCAAAAAGAGAAATGGGTAAAAAAACGTGGCGAATCAGTTTCGGAATATACAGGGAACGAGCACCTATATTTCTGGAATGAAGTACCAGTCCAAGCAGGTGAATTTCAGGCAAAGATCAATGATCTTCTAAATGAAAAAGTATTTAAACTTATTACCAATCCCCTATTCTTTAATACCATGAGCTGGCAGGATCAAAGACAGGTACTGACTGAAATATCTGGAGAAATTTCCGATACCTTCCTTGTTGGAAAATATCCAGAACTGCAAAACTTGCTTGATAATCTGGATGGGAAATCATTAAAGGAATTTAAGGCGATTATCTCAGCTTCCAAGAAAAAACTAAAAGATCAATTGGAGGAAATTCCTGGCAGGATCGATGAATTAGAGAGGAACAAACCTGAACCCATTGATGAAAACGAGGTTAATGCGGAGATATCTGATCTGCAGGTTAAGTACAATGATCTTGAATCACAGATTGAAAATAAAACAGAGGCTTACAATAAAGCTACGTCTAGCATCAATATCAAGATCCAAGAGAATCATTCAAAAATCCATGAGTTAAAACTCCAAAAACAGAATATTGAAGCAAAACATAGGTCTGAGTACAATTCGCAACTTACTTCATCCCAAACAGGGATCAATGAAGCTAAATCAAGGGTATCACAGCTCGAAGGTCAATTAAATATTCAGACTTCACAGTTGGAACAATTGAAGAAATCTCATTTTGACCACTTGACAAGGCTTTCTAAAGATAAAGAGGATATCGAGTCAAGAATTGAGAGCCTGAGGGTCCTATTTAAGTCCGTAAATGCAAGAGAACTCAATGAACATGAAACTCATTGCAGTGAATGTGGGCGTGAACATGAAACACATAGGTTATCGGAAGTAAGAGAAAAATTCAATTCAAGGAAACGACAGGAACTTGACGGTATTAATTTGCAGGGACAAGGTCTAGCAAATGATCTAAAAAAGAGAAATGAAGAGGGAACCCAGGCGGTAGAACAATTTGAAATTGCAAAATCGGGGATTGAGACTTCAATTTCTAACCTGGAGACATCATTAGCAGAGGCTAAACAGAAGGTGAATGAAATAGCTTCAAACACAATCGTTGTTTCTTCTATTGAGGATAGGTTATCTTCTGATACAGAATATGATTATGTAGGGGACCAGATCCGAGAGTTGGAATCAAAAACCTTTGAAAAACCCGAAATCGATTTGGGCGACCTGAGGATACGTAAGGCCACAATAAATGCAGAATTGGATTCCGCAAAAAGAAAACTGACCATAAGTGAGCAGATCCATAAAGCCAATATCAGGATAGAAGAACTAAAACAACTAGATTCTACTTGGTCAAATGAGCTCGCCGCATTGGAAAAACAGGAGTTCTCCGCTGAAAAATACGAACGCGCAAAATCTGAGGAGCTGGAAAACAGGGTCAATGGCATGTTCAAGTTTGCAAGATTCACATTGTTCAACAAACTAAATAATGGTGGTGAAGAGCCAACATGTAGGTCTACCTATAATGGTGTACCCTTCAGCGATCTAAACACTGCAGGTAAAATCTTAGTTGGAATTGATATCATCAATACCCTATCCGCACATTACGGAGTCACAGCCCCTGTATTTCTTGACAACAGAGAGTCCGTTTCTGCGATTCCAGATACTGCCGCCCAGATCGTAAATCTTATTGTATCACCAGAGGATAAAGAATTGAGGGTTGCTTAATGAACAAGGTTTATCAATATCATCTAAGTGATTCAGGAGGTTCCAGTCTAGTTGAAAACCAAGAATTATTACTTCCTATAGGAGCTATTTTCAGACACGAATATGGAGTTTACAAAGTCATTTCCTACTTAAATGATATCAATGAGGAAGAGACTAAATATTCAAAAATAACTCAGGTTGACTGCGAAAGAATAGCAAGATCATAATGGCAAAGAAAATATCTGCACCGCAAAAATTACCGCTCATAGATTGTGAAGGATGCAAATATAGAGAGAATGATGATGGAGTAATTATGTGGTGCAGTAAGATAAGGATGCCAATACCAAGCAAATCATTAAAGAATTGTATTCATAAATTATTAAAATAAAATCATGTCAAATCAAAACCAATCAGTTGCAGTAGTGGAAGAAAAAAATATCACTACTCAGGTATTAAACAAAATAAATGCTTTCCAATCTTCTGGAGAAATCAGGATTCCTAAGGACTATAGCCCAGAAAACGCATTGAAGAGCGCTTGGCTCATACTCCAGGACACTAAAGACAGGAACAATAATCCGGTCCTTCAGTCCTGCACAAAAGAAAGTATTGCAAACTCACTTTTGAAAATGGTGGTATGGGGCCTTTCTCCATTAAAGAAACAAGGGGATTTTATTGCCTATGGCCAGAATCTAGATTTTTCTCCTGAGTATACCGGGAATCTAGTTCTTGCAAAAAGGTACGGAGGACTGATTAACCACAGTCAAAAAGCCATATTCAAAGGAGATGAATTCGAGTTTGAAACTGATCTAGAGTTTCCATATAGAACTAGAATCGTTAAGCATAAAAGGACACTCGAAAGCATGGGAGGAGAAGTTATCGGAGCGTGGTTCGCATACGAGCTCAGCGATGGTACTAAAGATGTTGAAATAATGAACATGTCCCAGATCAGGGCAGCATGGAATCAGGGACAGATGAAGGGCAATAGCGGTGCTCATAAAAACTTCACCGACCAAATGGCAATTAAAACCGTAATCAACCGAGGTTGTAAATTGATTATCAGAGGTTCCGATGACAGTGTGTTATATTCCAGTTCGGAAGAAGAGATTGTCTATGATCCAATAGTCGATAGCGTAAATAATTCAATTTCTACTAACGCAAATAAAAAGAGTCTTTCATTCGAAGAAGCTGAGGTGATTGAAGAGAAACCCTCTTCAAAACATCAGGCACCTGAAAAAGAAGCTCCAGAGGCTAGTGCATTGAAACCAAATGAAAATCCGGATCCAGCAACCCCAGAATTAGGATTTTAATGCAGCTACATATCATTAATAGCAATAGTGAGGGTAATTGCTACCTTTTCACCGACAATGAGAATAACACTCTCATTGTCGAGTGTGGGGTAAAATTCGAAAAGATCAAGCAAGCCATGAATTTTGATTTCAGTAAGGTTGTGGGGTGTTTGGTAACCCACGAACATGGAGATCATTGTAAAGGTGTTAGGGATGCTGTAAAATTTGGTCTGAACATATATGCTACTCCTGGAACCATCAAAGGTTTCAAATTTGAAAGCTATAGGTTACACTCAATTAAAAAAAACCTCAAGTTCAATGTTGGACCTTTTGATGTAATTGCATTTGATGTTCATCATGATACTTTTGAACCTTGTGGCTTTCTTATCAGACATGAGGAAATGGGCACTACCCTATTCTTGACAGACACGATCTATTGTGATTATAAATTCCCAGGATTAACTAACATACTTATTGAAGCAAATTATAGTCAGGATATTATTGATGAGAAATTGAGGGAAAATCGATTCTTGAGAAATAGGGTAATTCAATCTCACATGAGCGTGGAAACGGCAATCAAGACTTTAAAGGCAAATGATCTTTCGAAGGTTAACAATATCGTATTAATTCATCTTTCGGATAGAAATAGTGATGCTAAGGTTTTCAAGCAACGAATAGAAGATGCTACCCTTAAAACTGTCACTATTGCTACTTCAGGATTAACGATTAAAAACTTTAACATAACACCTTTTTAATTATGAGCAACAGTAATTCAGTCTCTATCAGCAGACAAAAATTAGATATTGATCAGGCTATTTCTCATTTGAACAATGAAAAATCAGAAATTGACTATAAAATAAGAGTCCTGAAAAGAGGAATTGAAGAGTTGGAAAAAGGAGAAGATATCCTTAATAGTAATTCAATTCTTGCACAAGAAATTATAAAAATAATGGCAGGAGGAGTTTCTAATGGCTATTAAACCAATTTTATTCAGCACTCCTATGGTTCAGGCAATACTCGAAGGAAGAAAGACTCAAACTCGACGTATCATTACTAAAGTTGACCAAATGATCCCTTTTTCAGATAAGTCATTCTCATACCTTTCTATAGATGGTTGCTTTGTAATCGATAATGGCAATGGCAAGTTTATGGATGGTTTAAAACCTAAATTCAATATTGATGATGTTCTTTGGGTTCGAGAGACTTGGCAAAATAGTGAATATACATTAAATGGATTTACCTATAAGGCGAATGCACATCCAGAGAAAACAGGCAAATGGAAACCTTCCATCTTCATGCCAAAAGAAGCTGCTAGGATCTTTCTTAAAGTTAATGGAGTTAGAGTTGAAAGACTTCATGAAATTTCAGAACCTGATGCTATTTCTGAGGGAATTGAAAAGCTTCCAGTTTGGAAAAACAGAGTAGTTGAGAATCTCTACACTAATTATATGAAAGATGGCAGAGGTCCACAAACTCCAAGATTATCATTCTTTTCACTTTGGGAATCAATAAATGGAAAAGAGTCTTTGGCATCAAATCCTTGGGTTTGGGTATATGATTTTACTAAGGTGGAAAAACCTGCAAATTTTATTTAACCTATATATTATCCATTTGTATAACTAATTATAATTTTAATGAAAAATGTAAATCACAAAGGAATTTCAGTTAGGAGTTCAAGTTATCCCGAAGATTGGAATCCAAGCTCAATTCAAAGCTATAATAATTTCATGTCACATGTAGTCCTTGAAAACTTAAAGAATGAGGGAATTACAAAAGGCTTGGGAAAAATTGAAATAACCATTAGATCATGCAAGCCTATCCCAATCGGTGAAATAATAAGGAAACTAATAAGTCAGTCAGATGAATTCCAGATGAACAAAGTCATTAACCAGGCAAATCAAATTATCAATCCAAATGAATATGATTAATATTTTAAAACCTGTTAACACAATGCTTAAAAATATCGCCATGAAGAAAGCGATTAAAGCTAAAAAGAATTCTGAATATAAACTCCTATTGGATAAACTAGTAACAAATGGAATGGTTGAAATGAATGGTAAAACCTACTATTCAATAGCTGATTTGACAATTTCATTTTATGAAGGAAAGGATTTAGGTAATGAATAAAAAGTATAAAGAATTCCTTGAATCAAAAATTGTAATCGCAGAGAATTTTGGTACCAGTATAGATACTTCTTTATTATCTGATAAGCTGTTGCCACACCAAAAGGTTAATGAAGGATTCTTTGAGCAAATGGATTATTTAACACCTGAACTCCTAAGGACACTTAAACCAGGTAGAATTGCAGCAATCCATGTTAAGGACAGAATAAGATATTCCCATCAATCTGGGCAATGTTTTACGAAAATTGAAGATTTCAGCGGACGTACTGTTGCCCATTTTGAAAAGCATGGTTTCCATTTAGTAGGAAAAATCACCATCACAACCGACGTTGTAAGGGAAAACAACCAAACCTATCGATTGACTTGGGGTGAACAAAGAAAAGATGCAACTAAAATGGGCGTTGGACTTCCAGAGTATGTTCTTCTATTCCGCAAAGCTCCAACAGAAATGAACAATGCTTATGCAGATGATCCGGTTGTAAAGAAGATAGATGAATACCTTTTAAGCCTTTGGCAGTTGGATGCGCATGCTTATTGGAAATCTTCCGGTGATCGTTTCCTTTCATTTGATGAACTATCCAAAGCTGATATGAAGTATGTATTCAATAAATGGAGAGAGTTCGACAAATCCACTATTTACAACTTTCAGGAACATTTAAGAGTTTGTGAGGATCTTGACAAGTCTGGAAAACTTTCCAAATTATTCATGACCATACCCCCGACATCAAGCAATGATCTAGTATGGACGGATATCAACCGAATGAATACACTTAATGCCAATCAGGCTAATCGAAAGCGTGAAAAACATATTTGCCCCCTGCAGTTAGATATCATAGATAGATTGATATTCAGGTTTACAAATGAAGGCGATTTGGTCGATGATCCATTCGGTGGATTGTTCTCTACAGCTCACCAATCTTTGAAACTTGGCCGTAAAGCGATATCAGCAGAACTTAATCCAGATTATTATGATGATGGACTATTCTACCTAAAAGCTTTAGAGTACAAACTATCAGTACCTACCTTGTTTGACTTATTAGCATCATGAGCCACAGATACAGCAATGATCCAAAATACAGCTTAAGAGAAAAAGCAATGATGATTGAATGGGTTGTAAATGGGCATACCATTGCCGAAGTATCTAAACATATGAAAATAGGTCCAGGAACATTATCAAAATGGGTATCTGACTATTTTGGTTATAAAGGTGAGAATCGCAGTATCCTCACCTTGCCATCTAAAATCAACGATATCATTGAATCTGATGATATTATCGATTATCAACAAAACAAGTGATAACACATAAGTTTGGACAAATATGATAAACGCATTCATATTACAACATAAACCATTCGTTCCTCAAATGGTCAAGAATCCAGAAGCAATTAGATACATTGTCGTGGATCTATTTTGTGGAGCTGGGGGAACTACAACAGGATTTGCAAAAGCAAAGGATAAGGACGGAAATCAAATCGCAATTATTGCAGCATGCGTCAACCATGACCATAAGGCAATCCGGAGCCATTGGGAAAACCATCCGGAAGTTTACCACTTTGAAGAAGATATCAGGATCTTGGAACTTGCTCCATTAGTTGATATCGTCAATCTTTATAAAAAGTTATATCCCAATGCCAAGGTTGTACTTTGGGCTTCACTTGAATGTACCAATTTCAGCAAAGCTAAAGGCGGCCAATCTAGGGATGCTGATTCCAGAACCTTAGCTGATCACTTGGACAGATATGTAATTGCCATCAATCCGGATTATGTTCAGATTGAAAACGTGGTAGAATTTATGTCATGGGGTCCGCTTAATGAAAACGGAAAACCTTTGAGCATGAAATCAGGAATTGATTGGATGAGATGGAGAAACCATATTAAATCATTCGGTTACCGTGACGATTGGCGTGAACTGAATTCGGCAGACTTTGGAGCTTACACTTCCCGTAACAGATTGTTTGGATGCTTTGCCAAAAACGGACTTCCAATTGTATGGCCGGAACCAACACATTCCAAAACAGGATCTAATAAAACGAACCTATTCGGTAGCGATTTGAAGAAATGGAATGCAGTTAAAGACCTTTTGGATTTTGAGGATGAAGGGGAAAGCATATTCAATCGTAAAAAACCATTGGTAGAAAATTCCCTCAAACGTATTTATGCAGGATTGATCAAAGAAGTTGCCGGAGGTAAATCCGCTTTTTTGGCTCAATACAATTCGGGCAAAGACCGTATAACAAGTATTGAAAAACCATGTAATACTATACCCACTGAAAACAGGTTTGGATTAGTTCAAACAGCATTTATTACAAAATACTTTTCAGGTAGACCAATGAACAAGATAGCATCAGTAAACAGTCCATTAGCGACAATTACTACCTCTGCTAATCAAGCATTGGTAAATGTTGAACCTTTCGTACTAACATCTTCCTATAAAGGGGTATCTAAATCAGTTGATGAACCAGTTCCAACGATTTTGGCAAGTAGAAAACATCACTATTTAGTTAATCCTTGTTTTCTGACTAAATATTATGGTAATGAAAAAGGTTGCGAATCAATCAACGATCCATTAGATACGATACCTACAAAGGATAGGTTTTCTTTGGTTCAGGCTCATTGGCTGGATAAACAGTATTCAGGTGAACATAATCATCAGTCTATCGATCAGCCCGCAGGAACAATATTGACATCAGATAAGCATGCATTAATGACTGCAAAAGGATTTATATACAACCCTTCACATGGAGGTCATACGATGCATATAGATCAACCTTGCCCAACAATCATTGCACGTCAAGACAAATCACCATTGTACTTTATTCAATATCCAATTGATACCAGCGTGAGTATTGAGATCTATCAAGATGATTCAGAAACTATGATCAAGATAAAGGAATTCATGGCAATGTATGGAATTTCAGATATCCGCATGAGAATGCTTAAGGTTTCAGAGTTGAAGTTAATCCAGGGATTCCCTGCAGATTATAAACTTTACGGAAATCAATCGGATCAAAAGAAATTTATTGGAAACAGTGTTGTCCCTCATGTGGTCCAAGCTTGGGCTGAATGCCAAGGTGAGGTATTATTAAAATTGGCAGCATAAATCAACCTAAACTGCAGATGGATTTATTCCATAATTGTTGACTTATAAACATCGGAAATTACAATAAGGCTTAATAAGAGGAAAAGGGATATCGGTTTATCTATAATATTTAAGATCATATTAAATAAAGGTCTGTGTCCAATTAATATAAACAAAAATAATTGGACTAACAAAAATCGAAAGGGGGGGGTAACTATTTCTTATTCAAATCAAATGATTCTTCTATTAATTTCCCAATTTCACCAATGTTCGCTCCCGACGGTAGATAAGAGGAGTATAATACAGTCCACTTTCCACCTATCCTCATTAAAGGTGTAGCTTCATGGACATCAAATTTAACGGTTACAATTAGTGGGTTTTCAGAGACTAAAAACATATCATATTCAGAGCCTTGATACAAAATTTTTTCCATTAATAAAATTAGGCAATAAAATGAAACTAACAAAACAACAACGTCAATCACTCAAAGAAAAATATCAAGGTCGCTGCGCTTATTGTGGCGACCAATTAGGCGAACGTTGGCACGCTGACCATATAGAACCTATAGTTAGAAATTGGTGGAATGAAACGTGCGAACATCCCGAAAGACATACTTTGGAAAACTTCAATCCCTCTTGTCCTAGTTGCAATATCGTAAAGAGCAGTATGTCTTTAGATAGTTTCCGCAAAATCATAGGTGGTTTCGTTACATCACTGAATAGGGATAGTACGCAATACAAATTTGCTAAGCGCTATGGTTTACTAGAAGAAAAAGAGATTGAAGTTAGGTTTTGGTTTGAAAAGGTTATATTTGATGAGAACCCATTATAACTTCATATATGCTTAAGTCTGATTTAGTAAATAAGATAAATTATTTAGATGATAAATATGGAACCAAAATTTTGACTAAATACCTAAGTATTCAAAATAGAAAAAACTTAATTGAAAACTTTCCTTCTGAAATTAAGTGTATATTATTTTTGGAAAAATTATTCTCAATAAATAATTTATTACACGATTCAGACAGATATGATAATCGACTAAAAACCCCAGATTGGATTTTGGACTTAGATGGATTTAGGATAATGATTGAAGTATATAATCAAAAAATTAATGAAGCCAATTTGAAGAAAAGAACTAAAGCAAAATTAGGTCAATTCACAGTGCTAGAAATTAAAGAAGATAGAATTAACAAGGGCGCTATTGCTAATAAATATTCCAAGTACATTCCTCTTATTAAAGAATTAAATATTCCATACTACATTTTTATTGAAGTTGATTTTTTAGGTGATTTAGATGAAATCAACTTGAGTAAGTTTTTATATGGACCGCAATATGATGATATTACGGGGAATGTACCAACAACTTATACAGATTATTCACAAGGTTTCTATTATTCAATACCGAAAAGTAAATATATAAATGGTTTTTTTATATTAAAAGACCATAAAATTACATATTACCATAATTATAATTCCGTAATAATACCTTCAAATGTTATTACAGGAAAGCTTCTTAAATTTCAATATATAAATGATTAAAAAAGTTATATATAAAATCACTTATCCCAATGGGAAAATTTACATCGGAAAAGACCTAACCAACATTTTAAATTATTTCGGAAGTGCTAACAGCAGATTGATTGCTGCTGATTTCACAGAGGAACAAATGTTGGATTTTACAATACGAAAGCAAATACTTTGGGAATCCTATACCGATGACATTAAAGAGGTCAATAAGGTTGAGGTAGAACTAATCAGAAAATATCAATCAAATAATCCTGAAATTGGCTACAATCTTTGGCCAAAATTCCTTCCAAATACCCCTATCAAATAACATGATTTAAAGTTGGTATATTTGTGTAAATCAAATAAATTAAATTATGGAAATCCAAAACACATTCCCTTTATCTTTAGAACAATTTAATACGCTAGTAGACCTTATTGAGAGAAACAAGGAAGAAATAATAAAGGAAAACGAGGAATTTAAAAATCTTTCCTCTGAACAGATATTAACACGTTGTACTATTTCTAATCACGGAAACCTTGGACATAGCCCCCGAGAAGTGAAAATTAATCTTTACTATCCCAATAAATTACCAACTATTGTTAGGGAATACGTAATAAAGAATTTTGGTGTAAAATTTATAGCCTAACCCACCGTTAGGCTTTATATTTTACCAATGCTAATTCATCATCGCTCCATTTCAAAGCATCTTCTAATACCACTACACTAGTATCTTCTTCATCTAAAGTATCAAGGTATTCCCATAGGTCACCTTCTACTTTCTTAGGCACTCCATTCTCAAGGATGTCGTACTCCTTTAAAATCAGTAATTGTAATTGTTGTCTAGTCATATATTAAATTTAGTAATTTTGTTTTTATGCAACCCACAATAGACAAAATACTCCAGGCAATCAACGAATGTGAGAACCCGATTAATTATACTCCAGAGTGCAACAAACGTGATGATATCCTCAATGAGTTAGGCGCTGAACTGATCGACAAGACTCGTGAACAAGTCGAAGGCTATGCACGTAACAAAGATGAAGCAAGTTCCCTCCATTGGTTCTATACCCGATTCGTAGCTAAGAAGATTAAGAGAAAGGGAAGTAAGCGGATGATTTGATCCTTACTTTTTATTTATACCAGCTTTAATATCCTCCAATACAAGTTTTAAAATATCTGGGTTATCTTTAAGAAATTTTTCTGCGTATTCCATTGCCTCTTTTTCACTTTTCGCTCTTGATAGCCATAGTGCATACTTCGTAACGAACTCTCTTGAATCGAATTTCGATTGATTTCCCATAATTTTTATGTAAACCTAACAAACTAAATGTAAAATGTTTCAAATTATTTTTAATTATTTTTATTTTGAAACAATTTTTTTAATTTTTTGTTTAACTATTATGAAGGATATCCCAAAGGAAACGATTATATCAACAGCAAAAAAAATATTGACAGGAGGAATTGAGACTAATCAGAAAAAAATCACTTTTCCTGTTACATTCAGTGGAGAATTATTTTATTCTAAAGAAGCTGAAATAAGAGAAATTGATGGAGAAATGTGGACCATGTACACTGTGGATGGCAAACAGTGGCTAATCAAAATTGGAGAGGAAGTTTATAATTTAGGAATATATCCGAATGTTTATACAGGCGGTTGAATTAATGACTACATTACAAAAGTCAGCATCGTCTCATTCACGATTCTGCCGACTTACTTTCTCAGTCAGTCGGCACTCAAATCTGTTCATGCATTTGAGTGTAATCCCTAAGACAGAAAAGGGATTGTTTTGTAAAGTGGACCCTGCAGATCAACGCAGGGTTTTTTAAATATTGATTTAGAGTTCATATCTATTGTTTATCCCTGGTCTAATTTGTTTTCGACATGCAAATGGATCGGGGATATTTTTATATATTTGGGGATCATGCTATAGCATGGTATAATTAGTTTAGTGCCCCAGTTGTTTTCAGCATTTCAACTGGGGTATTTATTAAAAAAGCCACTGGTTAGAGTGGCTGTAATTTTAAATAATCATACTCCTGCCTAAAGAAGTTATCCTATAAGTGGAATAATAGGATTCTTTAGGGGAAGGCTTATAAGGACATTCAATGTATCCAAAGTCTTCCAAGTATTTTAATTCTTTTTCAAATCCAATAAGTTTGACCAAATCGTCAATTGTTTCATCATTCTCTAGCCTGGAAAGAATGAGCCGCTGAAGCTTTATTTTAATTTCCATAGCTACAATAATATAAAATAAAAAATGGGCAAAACAAGTGATTTATCTTATAATACTGACTATCAGTAAATTGTGAATTTTTGATTGTAACATTTAATTTATAGCTTTTACATTACTTCCTCCTTCCAATCCCAAAGAACCACCAACAAACACCAATAAGTATAACCAAGAACGCAACCGCCCAGCCAATCTTGCTGGCAAATACAGCCCAAATATTAGGTTCGCTTTTACTTTCGCCCGATGACTGATCAACACTACGTGCTTGCTCCGCCTGCACAGCCACCTGTTTGCTCGAGGTGTCCTGTCTTTCTTCCTTACGTTCTTTCGTGGCATTGCGCTGTTCGGTTATCCTTTCATTCACTACCGATTCCGTTTTACTTGGTGGAGTGGTAACTTCCAATGTCAAAGTCTTATTGAGGGTGTCTAACACAGCTTTGATCAATCCAACTGCGCTATCCATTGGAATGAAGTTTTCCCCTGGCTTGAGATCGCCTTTGCGGATTACCGCTTTTCCATTGCTACCTTCGGTTGTGGTGGTGGTTGAGGTTTGTCGTTCGGTGAATATAGTTCCCTTATCGAGTTCCCGTTCCTGAACAACGGACTTGCTGCCTGACTGCTCCTTGATTGTCTGCTCAATCTTTGCGCCTTCCTTTATTTCCAATTTTTCGCTGGACTGACTCTTATTTCTAAGAGATCCGCACGAGGCAAAGGCGCACAATACGCACACCACTGCCACCATCCTAATACCTTTCATCCAATACCTTTTTTAGACTATCCAACGAATTATTTAAGTTATCCAATGACTTTACCAATGGAATCTTTTCTACTGTCTCCAGTGGCTTATTTTGACTTGATGATGTAACCAACACGGAAAACACCAACATCAATAGTATCAATGCCTTTTTCATTTCAATCTCTCCTTAATCAAATTAAATGTTGAATCAGCGTTTGCACTGATGGTATCAACTTTTTTAACCATAGGATCTAGCTTTTGGTCAACTGTCTGGACAGCTTCCCTTTTTGCCTTTTCCGTAGCTATTTCTAACATCTGTTGATACATCTTATCCTTATCGTCAATCCTGTCATTATTCAATGAAAGGACTTGGTAATAAAGCACACCAATAGCCGTAAACTGAATAGTCATAATTCCTGTAATTATACCTGTCCTCAATTTTCCCTTAATCCCAAAGGTGCTCAATTCCTTTTCCTGCTGATTCTCGCTCATTTCCCCTTACTTACTGAAATATAAATCCGCTTCTGCTTTTCTCCTTCTTACCAATCCTGCAAATACCTTTCCCCCTGCCTTGTTCCATTTTGCAAACTCGTCACGTATGGAAGGATCGTTTGGGTTTACATTGAGCTTGCGCAACAGTGTAGACTTGCCAAGGTTTGTAGCCCCCAGATTGAAGGTAAAGCTCACCAAGGCATCGAACTGATTCTGTGTCAACTGCACACGGACAAGCCTGTTTACATCTTTCTCATAGCCTTTAAGAACCTCCTGTAGCATACAGCTTGCCTGATGTTCTGATATCTCCCTGTCCTGCATCGTTACCTTTCTTCTGTCAGGTAAATAATAAGTAAACCCATAACCGATGGTTGGTATTCCTATCGGGTCCTTATATGGCTTCGAGTAGAATCCCTCAAAGCTCTTTATCAATGCCAATCCCTTTTCTCCTGTTTTCATTTTTTTTCCTATATTTAAACAACTGTTAGTTCTCATAGCAGTTTCGGTTTGGCCCAATGGAATGCGACCCGTTGGGCTTTTTTATTCAACTACTTTTGATTAACTTTAAATCAATCATAGAGAGTTTATTGATTGAACTGGCCCAATGGATAGGGTGAATCCATTGGGTTTGTTGTTTCTTTTTCGTAAATTCATGTTTAACCATTCAAAACCTAACATAAGGTTTTCATTTTCCAGGCCCGGTCTTTCCATGGACTGGGCTTTTTTGTTTTTTATTGTTAACTTCATCCCTACAACATGTTTTTACCTCTTAAGAGGATGTGAATCTAGGAGGCCCGGTATCCATATTACTGGGCTTTTTTATTTCGAGTCTATACTACTACAGGCTGATCGGCCATGATGATGTCCAGCTCATCAAGGATGGCAACCGTCAAGGCACTGTCCCTGGTCCCGGCACTGTAGCCAATGTTCGTATAACCGTTCTCACCGATCGACGCGCTCATGCTCGCCTGTCCCTTCTGCCCATTGACAATGACCGACCTGACCAGGTCTCCGTCCTTGTTTATGGTGAACTGAAGGGACCAGCCGTTGAATTCTGCCTGTGAGTGCTCCTGTACGTTCGTAGCTACTACTGTTCGTATCAATGATGTTGTTTCTGCCATATTATTGTTTTTTTGATTTTTCTATTGTTTCCTTGATTGCCGCCACTATCCTATAAGAGGAATAAAGCGTGGGAACTACATTCAGCAGTTCCATTTCTACCTGATCATTGATCTCCCCTTTGCCGTTTCTATAGATCGATCTTGCGAAATCATCCATATCGATGGACTGGGCATTGTTGAAGAGGGCATTTGCAAAATCTTTCTGATCGAAGGTAATCGCAACGAACTGGTCGTCGAGGTTCCTGAATCCCACCTCCTTGAGGTCAAACATCCTTTTATTGTTCTTTTTGTTCATTTTTATATTTTTTGTTCAAACAGTTTAATAACCAAGTGTAAAAACTCATATTATTTATCATACCCTTACAAACTCACATCTTCAATCAATGCGCTACAGATGAATTGACCGCTTGAATAATAATGAAGCATTATCGCGTAAAGCCCATTCGGTTTTTGAAAGGGTTCGTATCCACTTTGTCCATACCATCCATTTGGTATCCAATTATTTGTGGCTTTGACCTGAGTGGTATGGATACCTTCATAAATCTTGTTATTCTCCGATTGACCATTGATCCCTGCTGTGTAACCGTAATATGTCACACCAGGTTTAACTACAAACCTCCCCCCCGAGTACTGGATAAAGCCACCGGATTCTATCAAGCTACGGATACTGCTGTTCTGGGCCGAAGTAATCTCTCCAGTGGAACTCGGAACTATACTTGCGCTATCGGCTAGTAATGTTTCTATGGTAGTAGACCATGATTCAGGGACATTATTGACATAGATTATTCCTGCCATCCCCCCTTCCCAGATCTTAGTTCCATTCGAGTTGTTGAAAATAAGCTTTGGTTCCCCTCCAACTAACCCTATTTCAATACCAATTACACCGTTACCGTGCCTGATCTTGATGGTATTATCATTATTTTCATTGATGGATAGTCTACTGGAAATTTCTGACGTTTTTATCTGCCTGGCCACCAGGTTGTCCGTATTGATCTTATCAGCCGTTATGGTTCCCGTACGGATTTTGGCGCCATCTATTTCAGTAGTGGATGCATAACTCCATGCATCGGTTTTGCTCTTTGCATTTGTAGCATTGGAGTTTGCAGTATTGGCCGTTGACAAAGCAGCACTTGCGTTACTGTTTGCAGTATTGGCCGTAGAAAGTGCATTTGATGCATTCGAACTTGCAGTATTTGCAGAACCGATAGCACTGTCAGCTTTCGAGTTTGCCGCACCTGCCGTACTGTTTGCGCTGTTAGCCGTACCGACAGCTGCACTTGCATTGCTGCTTGCTGTATTGATCGTACTCTGGGTATTGCTGTCCAGAGAACTGAACGTAACCTTACCAGCTAAGGACAGGCTCTGGCCAAAGATGTTGATCGCATTTGCGGTGATGGATATTCCGGCCTTGATTTCTGATTCTGTTGGTGTATTCTGGACATCCGACATATCGTAGACCGTAGCCCAAACAACATAAGATTCAATTGGTGAAGATGGAGTTGGATTTGGATATGATGTATTGATCCTTCTAAGGTCAAAGTGATTGATGGTACTGAAACTGCCTGTTTCACCACATACTATCTTAAGTAGATACTCTTCCCATTTACCAGTTCCATCAGTCGGTGTAAGCCATTCCTGTTTCCTGTTACCGCCAGTACCAAATGCATTATGTGCATCCGCGATTCTCCACCCTACAGGTAGCTTAGCTATTATCCTTGTGATAAAGGTTGCATTTGCTCTTGAATTATTTCTGAACGAAAACAAGGCACATCGATAACCGTCTTCACTCATTCCTGTATGGACAAATTTATACCCTGTCTTTTCAACTGTTGGGGCATCTGTAATATTTGTTTCCCTGGTCATTACAGTTCCTGTTGAACTTGGGTAAATAGCTATTCCGTTTCCTCCGATAGCAAAAGAAGGGTCTGTGTACAGCATCTTACCGTTGCTGAACGATTGAGCAGAGGCATTGTTCGCAATTGCCTGTGTTTGATCTTTGACAGTCAGGTTTATCTGTTCAGGGGTGATCTTGGCCTCTGCACTTGAAATTCTATTGGTCAAACCATCCGTGACCGCTTTGTCTGCTTTGAGGGCAATGGCATTGTTGGTCTGGGTAATCGATGTTTCTGCATTTGTAACTCTAGTAGTCAATGCCGTTACCTTATTTTCAACATCACCAGGTGATGGTGACCAGTCTGTAGCTTTGTTACCTAATTCATACTTAAGTCTCCACCAAGTGAAATCTACATTGTCAGATATGGTTATTGGGTTTACCTGGAATTGAACAGATCCAACACCATTACCTTCTATTCCTTCAAACACAATTCTCTTTCCCTCACCTGGTGCCAATATGAAAGACCTTGAACCTTGGTTTGATGCTATGACTATATTCTTTGTACCGTTGTTCTTGAACCAACCTGAAGCCGTTACGACCTCACCAGTCTTAGGTGTACCTATTGCAGTAATAACACGGATAGTAGAAGTACCACCCGATGATACAATCCTATTGGCATCCGATGCACCCCATTCAGGAACCGATATTGTATTGATTGTTCGGGTAACCGTTGCACCTGAATAACCGTTGAAATAAGAACCACCTGCATTACTGTTCAGTAATAGGTTACGTCCACCTACCTGAATGGAGGTAACGGCATCAGAGGCTATTTGCTGTGTTTCAGCCCTTACGGTAGATTTAATTGCATCAGGGGTAATCTTTGTCTCTGCTGATGTCATCCTAGCTGTAAGTCCATCTGTAACGGTCTTATCAGATTTCAAACTTATTGCATTGTTAACAACGGTAATCTGTGAATCGGTGTAAGTCTTTGAAGTTGATACTGCATTGTTTTGTGCAGAAGTTGCTTTTGCTTGTGAACCCACTGTTGATTCTGATTCAGTCCAAGATGTCCAAGATGTTGAACTTCCATACCTTTGGAAAATCCTATTGTCAATTGTTGCTGTCTGAACTACTGAACCACCACTTGAATCAGTCCAAGGCACATAGGTTGATAGCTGACAATAAGTACCAGCAACACCTGTGATACCTATAGCTGACATAAACTTAAATTCCTTAACCGTTTTCTTTGGATAGTTGGTAAAGTACCAAGCAGGGGTTTGGTTATCGCTTCTTGTATCTTTGAACTCTGTTACCTCATTTATTGCTTCATTCTTTGCTGTATTGACCTGTGCTGTCACCTCGGACTTCGTTGCTCTAAGGTTGATTGCAGTTGTGTTCTGTGTAATAAGGGTATTATGATTGGTGATAGTTGTATTTAGAGATACCAATTCACTGTCAATATCCTCGGGGGCTTGTGTCCATCCTGTAACCTTATTACCCAATTCAAGTTTAGGTTCCCTTGACTTAAAAATTGAACCACCATTGAATGCACTGTAGTATCCAGTGTTATATGTTATCGTACATTTAGGTGCAGGTGCTGTAAATGTAAATGGTATTGTTTCTCGGATAATAACAGAATGATAAGTATTATCAGCGTTCCTGAACGTAATCCATAACCTGTTAGGGGTCATCACTGTACCTTCTTTCATACTAAAAGTATATTCACTGCCAGTACTTAGGTCAAACACATTTTTAGCTCTACCCATTGATGTATCGGTACCTTGACCTACACTTGCTTGGTTCCAAGAACCATTTTCAAAACCACCATAGATTAAGTTCCTACCACCTATTACAACATTCGCATTGTCGGTGTCTTCCGGTGCAGGCAACCATTCCAAATTTGGTTTGGTTATATTACCTTCATACAAACAAGCCCATTCTACAGATGAAGTACCTGCTGAACCTTGCGGATAATGGTAGAAGTATATACCACCACCGATGGTAGGTCTTGAATCCCTTGTAAACACAATAGTCTTGATGACATCTGTTTCATTACTGATAAAATCCTGTTTAATTCCCTGACTACCATCAACCCATACACCCAATGTACCTGCACCACTGTTACTACCTTTTACTACCAAGGTATAGACCTTATTAGGTGGCAATAAACGATATGATGGTGCTACTAGGTAATTACCTATCTGATAGATATTGTCGGTAGATAATTTCTTGAACGGTGTATTTGATTTCAATAATATATTCCTGTTGGATAAGGTCATTCCGTTCACTGCATTGTTGACCGTTGAGTTTACCTCTGTCTGTGAAACTTTACTTGCTATAAGTCCTGCCTGTTGAATTACTGTGCTTTCAGTGGTTGATATCCTTGTCTCAACTTCATAAGGATTAGGTGACCAATCAGTTGCTTTATTACCCTTCTCAACTTTGATATTTTTGATTTCAAACCAAAAGGTCATACCAACCGACAAAGCCAATAAGATACTAGCCACGTCATTTGTAAAGATTGATCTAAATGTAGTGCTTGCTCTAATGTAAGTGGTAGAATTGATACCTGTTAATTCTAATCTATTAAGTTCAGAATGCAATTGTTGATTAGCCTGTCCAGCTTCATTTCTCATTAAAAACACATAGTTCAGATATCCTATATTACCCCTTATATCAAATGACAAGGTATATTCTTCACCATTGACTACTGAAAATGTCTGAGCTGAAGTGTTCCTCTGATAACCGAATGCACCATCAGAGGCCGAGGTCTTGTTAAACCTGACACTGTTTCCGACGGCCAAGGATGTTGAAGCCATTGTACCCAAGGTTGTACCCCACATTTGAGGGGCTTTCAGATATGAATCATAAAATATATTTGTTGCTCCTACCTGAAGATTGTTTACGGCTTCATTGACTATGGTTTCCGTTGCACCCTTTACAGTACTGATGATTGCTGTAGGGGTAATTTTTAACTCCGCACTATTCAAACGGGCATTCAATGCATCAGTTACCGTTTTATCAGCTTTTAGGGCAATTGCATTGTTTGTTACGGAAATGGAATTGTCCGTATAATTTTTACTTGTTGCAATTGCGGTATTCTGTGCAGTTGTTACTTCTGTCTTTGTAGCCCTCAATGTAATTGCATCAGCATTCTGTGTAATTGAAGTTTCTGCTGTACTTACCCTAGATTTCAATCCTGACAGTTCACCTTCAACATCTTCCGGTGCCGGACTCCAATCCGTTGCTTTTGTACCAACTTCCAGTTTTAGGTTACGGATATATATCTTGACAAGATTGGCATTCGCTCCTTCACCATAGAATTCAATCTTTCCTGCTCCCGTATTGGTTGTATTGACAAGATTTATCGGTGCTTCATACCTTACCCAGTCTTTTATTACCCCGGGAATGACACTTGAATAAGTATATTTGGCATTTCCGTTAGAACTGTACACCCTGATCGCTCCACTGGTTGCACCATTGATCAGATCTACCTTGGCATCAAAAGATATCATCAGCGGTTTGCCCAATAATTTTTCAAACAGATCATTGAGATTGGTCCTATAGATACCATATGCCGAATTGCTGGACATACCTGGAGTTGACCATTCAGCTGCTGAATTGGTGATATAGTTGCGTCCACCTACCTGAATGTTTCCCACGGCAGCAGAAACAGCAACATCCACCTGACTCTGTGTGACCTTTGTAGCTATCAATCCTGACTGCTGGGTAATTGTGGATTCAGCCGAAGACACCCTTCCCGATAGACCTCCAACTGTATTGTCCAGCGTATCAAATTGGGTTTGTGCCACTTTGGACTGTATTTGGTTTGCGTGCTGGATAATCGTTGATTCAGCAGTACCTACCCTTTGATTAAGGGCATTATAATCTGATTGAGATACCTTTGATTGTATATTGGTATCCAGGACATCGAATTTGGTCGTTGTTGAGGTTCTGAAAACCTCAAGGGCATCTTCAACCTCGTCTGGATTTGGACTCCAATCTGTTGCTTTGTTACCTTTTTCAAACTTGATGTTCCTTAACTCTATCCATCCAGATTCAGTTCCTGTTACCCCTAACATTATGTAGGCTTGGTTACTACTGAATGGTGCCGTAATAGTTTTGCTGACCTTGGAAAATCCCTCACCACTTGGAATGGCAATAGAATTGAAAACATCATGGTTCACTCCATCAAGTCGCATCAAGTAACTGTAATTAAGTGTTGTCAATCCATTGGACCTAACATCAAATGATAGGGTATATTCTTTTCCTTGCTCAACCCTGAAGACATCAGTGGTCTTATTTGAAGCTCCAAAAGATGCATTTGTTGATGCTTTGGCAATCCTGACAATTGAGGTTGGATATTCATCTGTAACCGTGACCGATCCGTTGGAAGGTGAGCCATACATTACCCAGTTCCTCATCCTTGAATCACGGACCAGATTTCGACCTCCGATAGTGATAGCTTTAACTGCATCTAAGCTAAACTGATTAGCTGAAGCGATTGCATTGGCCTGCGCCTGATTGGCTTTGTTCTGGGCATCGATTGCCGATGCACTTATCGCTTCCGACTTTGCTGTTGAAACCTTACCGTCGTTTTCCGTTTTGGTATATACATTCGAACCTACCTCTACGATGAATTTTCCCTTGATATAGGCCGCATTTGCATAGAGGCCATAACCGTATAACTGACCTAGGGAAGGATCGACGATACCGTCCAACTTTCCAAGGCGCACCTTTGTCTTTCCTGCCAGGGAAGCATTGGTCACTCCATCGATAACGTCGATAAAAGGTGCTCCGCTGTCGCTGGCCGTGATATATACGGCACCTCTCCTGTTTGCGTCGGTCTCTGACCCAATCCTGACTATGTCGTCCTTTGGTTCGGGGAAACTGGACCCTTCGATAACCGTCAGTGAAAAGGTCTTGCTGACAGTGTCGATTGCCGTAACTTTGGCCGTATAGTATTTTGAGGACTTCCCATTGAAACGCTGGCACCTAACTATATCGCCAACCTTGAAAGGTACCCATATGGTATCTCCATCCGTATCTATCTTACATACATAATTGGTTCCCGACTTGGTGACGCTTTCTATCTTTGTGGAATCAGATACCCAAATGGATCCGTTCGTGGCACGTATCTGTGAAACGATGAGCTCATACACCGAAAAGTCCTTCCTGACCATCAGGCGGTCAAGCTCCAGCAGCGTATTTCCGCCCGAATCCTTAGCAAGCCTGTATCCAAGTCCAGCAAAACCGGAAACAAAGGCCTGTGAGGATATTTCCTCCGCCCTTACCACATCTGCATTTACCAATGTCGTATCCACCTTTGTAGTGGCATCAACAATATCGGTATTGATCCTATTGGAAGCGTTCAGCGTTTCCGTGTTGACCTGCAGCAGGGCATTCAGGATCTTGGTATCGATCTGTGTCTCGGCCGTCATGGTATCCGTGTTGATATTGAAAACGACATCAACATTATTCGCATCAAGATGTACCGTATTCACTTCCTGGGTTGCGTTTACAACCTTGAAGGTAACATTGTCCAGTGTCCTTACTGGCTGATTGATATAGTCGGGCTGTGCCAAACCGTTCCATAGATCCGCACGTCCGGCCCATACCTTGGAAGGACCGAACATCGCATAGTTCCCGGATTTCCAGAGTGCGTTGGTTGCCGCGTTCGAAATAGTGGGGATCTGTAACCTGCCCGTCAGCGTAGCTCCGGAAAAGACAACATTGTCCGTGGTCCTTACAGGTTGGTCCATGTAATCCACACGGCTATATCCGCCCCATTTGTCTGCATCGCTTGCGATATCCGCCCTTAGTGCCGTAGCGGCACTGGTAGCTGTTTCCGCATGTCCGGCCATTGTAGCGAAACCAGCCTTTTCAGCATAGGTTGCCTTGGTGCTCAGCCCATCGCTGGATATACCCTTGGATATGGTATTGACCAACAGGTCAGATTGATTCCTCTGCCTAACAATCGAATTTATCGTTACTATGTTGGAAAGGGTAAAATCATACAGGTACTCCTCTTCAAGGTCCCTTACATAGGAAGATATCCTGATCGGACCGGAGAATCCAATATCGGTGGCCTTCAGGTCCACGATACCTCCCAGTGTAAGTGAAATATCGTTCTCAAGGATAAATTTTGGAGTGATCTTCCCCGACCAGGTATATTGCTCAGTACCTTCCTCCGCAAAATACTGTTCCCCTAATTCCCGCACCCTGCTTTCGGCCGCAGTTACGTAGCTCGTGGGCATGCTGATATTGAGCAGGACGAATGAATCTCCGATTGCGGGCTTCAGGAGATTGTTGGGCACCCCATCGGGATATGCGTTCTCATCCGTAATCGCATTGAACTTTATTGACTTGGTCGCATTATCGAATCCATTTTCCGAAATGGTGAACTTAAATCCGTTAAGGAGGCCCGAGGTGAAAGCTAACTGAGCGCTGGTCCCATCGTTCAACAAATGGTCGTTTAGGTCAAAATCGATATGCGTCGACCTGACCATGTTGACTGCATCCATCGATGTGACCTTGGCATTCAGCCTTGGATATACGTTCTCGAAGGTCAGGACATCCTCTACGATTGCCATGCCCGGTGAATAGTTGGGATTGACCATAGGGTTGCCGCCTGACGGCTGCACCTGCCTGAATCCATAACCGTTCGGGATGTTCTGGGAACCTCCCTGAACCCTCATGTGCGTTACGACCGGTCTGTCGTTCCTTTCCCTATATATCTCATAAAGGCCCTTGCCTTTGCCATACTGCAGGGAAATACCTGTTTCCGGCTGTCTCCTGGTCAGGTTTATCTGTTTACCGATACACCAGAACTCAAGGTTGGTACGATCGGCAACATCCTGTAATACGGTCAGCAGTTTTGAGCCGTTGTACGACCATTGTATGGTATCGGTTTCCTCCACGGCTCCCAATGTCCAGCCCGGATCGACCCTGTTGGCATTCTGCACCAATAGCCCCAGAATGGTCTTGGCCTCTCCCATGATGTACACATTTGGCTCGGTCAGGTTGTTGTTCCTGTCCAGCGTGTTCATCATCCATTTACCTAGATCATAGTAGATGGCCTCAAATTCAATGATATAAGTGTACCCGATCTGTGAGCTGATCCTGCTGATGTTCTCGGGCCTGTTGAGCTTATATGTTTCGCCGAATACCGATACGGTATCCCCTTTTCTGAAAGATATTGAAACAGGGGACTTTACCGTGATCTCAACACGGTCCTCCTGCATGATGGTCCTATATTGCTTTCCTTGGGCCTTTCCACTCCAAATTACTGTATTTCCCCTCTTTATCTGGTACATTGGATTACGATATATTGAATGTTTCTGTTGGGTAATCGTCGATCAGCTCAAAGGTTATCCTGAGTGATCTACTGTTCAGTTTCTCTTGACCCGTTGTCCTGTTGTAGAAGACCTTCCACCTTCTTGACTTTGATGTATCATCGAGGTTGAATTCTCCCGTGGTGATAAAAAATTGTGCTAGGGCATTGAACTTTTGCCGGAGATCGTTTGCAGAGCTTGCGATGATAACCCCTGAAACGGTGTACGTTTTTGACCTGAACTTTCGCAGGCCATGGTATCGCTCGGTACCGTTCTCATCGGCCCAATCTATAGAAAGCCCATTGTCCTTTAGCTCTGGAATCGTAAGCAACCGACTGTCTATCCCTCGCTCAATGGTCAGCCCGAAGGATACCTCGGGATCAGCACCGTTAAATCTATATGCGCTCATTATAGTCCTGCCCCCCTCCTTGCAGCATCAGAATTGGTAACCTTGTTGTTTAAGCTGACAATGGCCGTTTCTATGTTTGCTAATCTAGATAGCTCCTCGGTATTTGAAGCTGTTCTAAAAGTATTATTCTGGATAGCGTTCATTATAGTTAGTTTTTGGTTGGATATCCTCAAATAATCTACATGATTTGATTTCGTGATATCTACCAGTTGAAGCTGGCCCATTCTTAGCCCGCCAAATTCGGATTCCAATCTGTTTGCAGTGGTCTCGGATATGTTTTTTATATCATGGGACAATGATCCACTATCCGTGCCCGGTTTACTCTCCCCTGTCAACCTTAATACCTCCTTCATTTCATCCAAACGCTGCTGGCCCTGTTCTTTGATCTTTTCCCATTCGCTTGCCAATTGATCACGCTCACTGGACGTTATTCCGCCCTCGGAAAGATCGTCCATCATATCGTACCAACCTTGCATTTTCTCTTGAAGGAAGTCCCTGGAAAACTTCTGCATCATGTAGTTTTCCATGACTTTATCGAAGCCCTCAGACCAGGCCTTTCCTGCTTCCTCCCCTTCGTTCAGGAATAGTCCAGCGACATCTGATAAGAGGGAAGAAAAAGAGTTACCAGTATTTTCTTCTATGAGCTTATTCTTGGCGCTCTCATAAGTGTTTATTGTCTCCAATAGGTTGTTCAATCTCTCCTGTGAGTTTTTATCCAGCTCCTGACCATTTTGGGCCATTCGGGTCTGCAGTTCTATGACTTCCTTTTTTGCCTTATCAATATCCTTTGATAATTGTGGTACCCTAGCATACCTTGAAAGGTTCTTGAATATACCCGGCAAGGCCATGTACTCTTTGGAAGCCACTGAAAAAGATTTATATATCTGGCTCTGTGTCTCCCCGTTGTTAAGCCTTTCCAGTATGCTATCAGTAAAGTTGTTACCTGTCATGAGGTACTTTCCAGACAGGGCCTTTGCTTGGGCAGAATATGTATTGTTAAGCTCCTTTAGTTTTGATTCATATTCATCAAGCCTTTCTGTGCCGTACAGATCATTGATGATTTCCAGCTGCATCTGCAAAGCTTTCGTCATTGCCTCGGTCAAACGCAATTGCCTGTCCTGTGATGCCTGTATCTCTGCTTGGTTCTCAACGTTGCGCTGCTCCCTAGCCTGATTGAAGAAACTTGACAGGGAGGATCCCAATGAAAGGGCCGCACCAAATATTGGCAATGCCGCACCTATGTTCTCAAATGTTTCTGAAAGCTTCTTATTGGTGAATATACTGGCAAGGGATCTTGCTACCTGACTTGATACACCTACCATCGCACTCAGTGACTTCAAACCACCATCAAGCTCATTGGAGAACGAAAGAGCACTTTCCACAAGCCCACCAAATTCATTTGCTGCTCTTGCTATGTTGTCAAGATTCCCTAGATCAGCGTCTTTGATTCCCCGGTCAAAGAATTCCCCAAACAACTTCCGTAATGCTCCCTTTTGTTGCTCAGTAGCATCCTTCATCCCATTGATCATCTTCATTACCGTAGCCTTGCCGGTACGGAATGCATCTCCCAACATGCCATCGGTAGCTTTATGGATGTCATCCATTGCCTTTTTATACTCTGGAACGGATTCGATAAGAGAAGCAATCTGTTCTTTTAACGATTCATCAAGGGCAGCACGCTGTTCTTCTGTTGCATCCTTTCCTAAATTCGCAATTGCTTCATTGTGGGCTTTACGGATATCAAATTCTTTTTCGCTAAAGGTTTTTGCCAACTGCAATGCCTGTGCATACTTAGCCATTTGCTTTGCACGCTCTTCTTTGTTCAATGCATCGATCATCTCTTGCAATGCTTTCGCACGCTCTTCCTGGGCCTGGGTTAACTTCACATCGATACCGGTGAATGCCAACGCAGAAGCTGACTTTTGCAAAGTTGTGATGGCCAACAGTTCCTTTTCTAGATTGGCACGGAAATCTTTAGCTAATTCCGCCTGTTTTCCAAACATCTTTTCAGCTGCTTCGATACCGTTTTGCTCTACGTAAGCATTGTATGCGGTGTAGATTTCTCGTTGCTCACCAAGTTGCTTTATAAGATCACGAGTTCCTTGTCTGGTTTCAGCTTCATTAATTTCAAAACGCTCAGCTGAAACAAGTTTACCCTGATCAACCTTTTGTCCCTTATTTTTAGGATCTGCTAGAAATTTTCTGATCTCTTCGCGAATTTTGGAATATTTATCTTTTATAGATTCAATTTCTTCCTGATCACGACTTAGCTGCTTACGGTTTGCTTGATCAGCTATTGAATCAATTTGAGCTTGAAGTGAACGTTGACGCTCAACTGCTTGTCTCCCTTGTTCGATTTGACGATCAGCAGCAGCTTGTGCTCTTTCTGCTTTTTTCTTATCAGCTTCTGATTCTTCGAATTCAATCTTTGTATTGACAGCCTTTTCCTCCTTATAGAAAATCTTTAATCTTGACAGGTTTGCTTCCAAAGCTCGTTTGGTACCTTCCACAGAAGCTATGGAGTTTTTCCCTCCGTCCTTGAGTTTTCCCTTTTCAACCTCTTCATTATATATTTTCAAAGCACTGGTAACTGATTTTAAAGATGATTCAGTTTCCTTAGTCAAATCATTGATTTGCTTCTGCGATGATTTACTTAAGTCTAATCCACCAAGCTTATTAACGGTACTTTCTCCCTCAGCCATCGCAAGGTTAATTTCACGGATCTTATCCGCTGCCTTCAAGTCAAATAAGCGCATAGTGAATTCGCCGAAAGAGGTAGGATTGAATGCCTTGGTTATGGTGTCAAGTAAGATGGAAGCTCCATCCATCAATCTCAAGAAAACCCCTGCAATGACACCTTCACCTTTTTCAACTGTAAGGACAAAATTGTCCCACGCAATACTCATTCTCTTAGATTGTTGCTCCAATTTTGAAGCTCCATTTTCAAATTCAGTTTGCATTGCTCCCTGAGCCTCTTTTACATTCTCCAAAGCTCCGGTAAGCACATCAAAACCATTAGTAGCCAATGAAGCTATTACTCGTTGGTCTCTTACTGCAACTACTCCCGTATGTTCAAGGGCTTCATTAACGGATCCTCCAGCTTTATGAATATTATTAAGTCCTCGGACGTAGTCAACAAAAACACCTGCAGCATCTTCCCTGAATTTCTTTTGAAGATCAGCTTGGTTTCCTCCAATAACTTTCAATAGATCGGAAACACCTTTTCCTGTTCTAAGTGTTTTTTCAAATTCTCCGAGGGTTCTGGAAAAAGTTGAACCTACAAGTTCGGCCTCGAGTCCCACGGCTTTGGTTGCTGTAGCAAAGGCTAAAACTTCTTGTCGACCTATTCTATAAATACCAACGTTTTGGGAAATCTGTGTGGCATTATCAAGTATTTCTTTTTCAGTAGCCGCGAAGTTATTGCCTAGATTTACGATTTCATCCCCGAAGGCCTTAACGTTCTGTACTCCCCCATCCACAAGGGTAAGCATCCTAGCAATATCGGCACCGCCTTCTTCCCCACTTATATTGGATGCTGTTTCTAACATAGCCAAAGCTTCTGAAAATGCTAGGATATCAGCTCTACCCTTAACACCCAATTGACCTGCAACAGTAGCATATTCCAAAAGTTTTTGTGCAGAAACAACCTGTAATTTTGCGGATAGTTCAACAACAGCGTCACCAAATAAACTGAGGTCTTTTCCAGCCAACCCGGTTGTTTTACCCACATTCTTCATTCCGCTATCGAAATCAATAACGGTCTGCTTATTAGCTTGGAATAATGCGAACAGAGAACCTAAGCCAGCTAACAAGGCTCCAATTGGACTTGTTAAAAACGTTAGTATGTTCTTGCCCATCCCAACGAAGGCAGATCCTAACTCTTTCAATGCACCAGGTTTCTTCGCTAAGTCATCTAAAGTCAATCCAAATGAGGATAATTGAGAATTTACCCTTGATACAACCGGAATGATATTTTCTACAGCATCAGTGTAATTCCCTACATTTCTTTGATGAAGGCCAAGGGATGCATCTATCTTCTTAATACCTGTGTCTAAGAATTGAGTCTGTTTTGTTAATGCATCGGCTTTTTCCCTAAGTTTTTCATAACCCAAAGTATTCTTGTAACCTTGGCGTTCCATCCTGAACATTTCTGCCAGGACATCTTTAGTTTCTTTACGAACATTAGCAAGTGCTTTGTTCAACTTATAATATTCACTGTTTTCTAGTTCAAGTTGCTTTTTGCGTTTTGCGAGCTGCTTCGATTGTTTGTCGGCTTCGCGTTCAGCGTCCTTGCGAGCTTTTTCTGCTGCCCTAGCAGCTTTTTCCGCTTCGCGTTCAACAGCATTGGACTTGCGTCTTTCTTCCGCTTGTTCCTTAAGTTTACGGCTGTATTCTTGAATTTCAATTCGGCCTTTTTTATACTCGATATTGAGCATTTTCTCTTCTTGGATCAGTGACTCGGTCTCTTTCTTTTTATCCGCCAAGACTCCCTTATGCTCTGCTTCAATTTGTTTTAGAATATTTAAATCACTGATTTCCTTTGATCTTTCCGCTCGAAGTCGTTTAATTGATTCTATCTCAGCAAGCTTGGCATTCTTAATTTCGGAGCTGGAAGCAATTCTATTTAAAGATTCTGCTTCTTTGATTGCTTTTGACGTCTCCGATGCCGTTTCCTTCATGGTCTTGGAAATCCCAGAAGTCATTGAACTAGCAAAATCCTTGGCAAACTTGTCGGACATCTCAGCCCTCAATTTTGCTAAATCAGCAAGTTTCTTTCTTAACTCACTATCATCTCCAACAAACTTGAATTTTACCTCTGCCATATAGATTCAAAGGTACTTTGAACGATATCAGGGTAAAATTATATTCAAATGCAAATCAAGTATTTGCAAAATATTTAATAATCTTTTTGGATAAGTTGTTATAATATTTTAAGTTTGTTTCATTAAGTGATTGAGTCACTAAAAAAGTTCATTGAAAAATCAATTCCTCAATTTTCGAGAAGATTAACAACATGTAGTTGGTTGAGGGTAAGAAATAGCAAGGTGCATAAAGAAAGAAATCGGGACAAATGCCGTGAAGTAATCCGACTTGCTTAAAAATATTCTTTGTTCAGCTGAAATAAATACAAATGAGGATAGCATGCTGTAGCGAACCTCCTCCAAACGATCACGGTACAATAGTGTGGCTAAACAATAGTCCAGCAAGGTCGGAAAATCGTGACAGCCGGAAAGACGGCTTTTTAAATCGTTCATAATTTAGGTTTATAATTGGTTTGGTGCTGGTGGTCGTGAGATAGCCAGCATTATTTTGGGGTGATCGTCTAGAGGTTAGGACGCATCTGGTTTGCCTGATGAAACATTGGTTCAAATCCAATTCACTCCACGATACTTAACACAGTGGCTTTGTGTTGAAATTGTAGGATAACGTGCCCATCAGCTTACTATCATTAAATTGATTAAGCAGTAAATGAGAAAAGAAAGCCCTACTGGAAGGAAAGTCCGCAACTAAACCTGCTTAGCATTTGAAACGTAAATGCAATTTGGCGAGGAATAATGAGGTTGTCTGAAGGCTCATTTCCTGATGACGGTGGGTCGCTCCCATCCCTCGCTACGAACGCAACAGAGAGCGAGGTTCTTGGTTCTTTAAAGTAATAATCTGAGAGAGGGCGATATATAGAATTGCTGGTACTATTGAAAAAAGTTGATTGGTCTCGGGTAGTGGAGGGTGATCGTAAAATTATAGCACTAATGGTTTTCAGATTATGAAATAAAGAATTAGCAGCAAAGGACCTCAAAGAATTTAAGACAGCTGGATAGACAGCGAATAGTTCATTAATTTATTAACTCAATTAACCATTTACGAAATGAAAAGATTTGTAGCAATTGCGATGATCGGATTATTTTCTGTTATGATGGTTGGCACGGTTTACGCATCCTTTGACAAGAATGCATCCATTGAGCTTAAAAAAGACTTTGAGAAGGTCCCGCACTTTGACCTAATCTGCGATGGTATCACTCCAGATGTTTCTCCAAAGTATAGCAAAATGGTAACGTTATTGTCTGAAGATCATTTGATCAACGGATACACTTCCCATATCAAGCCCAGTGCTAACGATCCACCTACAATTAGAATGTTATAGGTGCAAAGGAATAAGAATAGTAAAGTGGTCGAATTTGACCACTTTATTTGAGGATGTGGCGGAATGGTAGACGCTAATCAGGTGGGTTAACAGGTAAGGGAAGGCTTATAGCTATAACTGTACAGTTGCCGCAAACTAACCACCATACAGGTTCGATTCCTGTCGTCTTCACAAAGTAATAGAAAAGCGGAGATAGATGCCCGCATGCCCCAGTCAAGGATTGGGGCTTATTAAGAAATACAACCAAAGCGGGATATGTTTATGATGGGGCGTTCTTTATTCCCGCTTTAAAGATCTTCATAGCGAAGATAATAGTTAGTGTGTATCCCCTTTGCTCCCCTAGTGAAGGGGATTTTTGTTAAACAATCGCATCATAAATAGTCAATCCTAATTCATTAATAAAATTTACAGTATGCTGTACTTCTGTTCTATCAATTGGAGACAAACTATTTGTTAGCGGATTTATGTCTGCTTCATGAACAATCTGGTTTCTTCGAGAAACGATTGTTTTCAGTCTAGTTTTAAGTGATCTTTCATCTATACCCATTTTGCTTGATAATACACCCCATTTATGTGTTTCCAGCCAAATTAAACTTAAACCTTCAGAAATTTTTTCTGGATCCTGAAAAGACAAATGTTTGTGTTTTAATATTACTTCCTGTTCAAACCAATATTCTGTGGATGGCAATGGATTATTTAAGCAATTAAAATATGTGTTTAAAGAAATGGAAAATGTATCAAATTTTGGAGTTCTTGGGCGTGCCCCAATAAAAGTTTGAACAGATCCTATTCTGATTAATTCATGAATTAACCTATCTAAAGCGCTAATACTATTTACAAATTGTGCTCTGAGTAAATCATTTAAATCATTAGGGAGAAGTAAATGGAAAGCTAAATGATCATATAATGCCATTAACTCATTGCATGATCTAATATTGTTCTTAAATTGTTGAAGAGCATTATTCATATTCTACTACTGAAATTATTTTTTCTGCAATTTCTGTGAATAATTCATTAAAAGTGTCTCTTCTTTCAATCATTCCCACTTTTATTGGCCCTGTTTCGTGAATCTCATCATCATTTAATGCGAATACAGGAACTCCTGCCTCGCTAGCTTTGGGTAATAATCCTTGGAAATCCGGTATTTCAGCCAAGCAATATTCTGGTATTAGTCCAGATTGTTCATATGACTTATCTGGCGCCATCATTCCATTTAATTTGAATGCAGGCACAAGTTTATCTTTAATGGTGTTTTTTATTTCTTGAATGTTTTCCCTATATGGTTTTGCAGCCTTTCCTTTTCTAATATTAAATCTTTGGATTAATGCACCAATAAGTTTAGGCGAGGACTCTGGAAGAGGATATGCTGCTTCAGTGAAAAAAGGTCTCATTCTATCCACCCAATCTTTCCATTTAGGAAGAATGTTAACTAGTGTATTTAGAGCCATAATAGAGAAAGGGTCTGGATTAGTGGGTACTACAAAATAATCAGACATCACAAAAAGGTTTTGATTAATAGCACTTAATCCAGGGTTTAAATCAATAAAAACATAATCAATATTATATTTTTCTGCAGTTCTATTAATCAAATAATTAAATGCTCCAGGTAAATTTTGAAGAGTGGCTAATGTATTGTTTGAAGTTTGTGCGAAACTTAGTGAAGCATCATATTCTGATAAATTTGCATGTCCAGCTAGAAGAAATAAGTTCGGGTTTCTAGGAGCAAACGAGCATTCTACTGCTGAAATTTCTTGAGGCTTTCCTTCAAAAGCTACTTTAACTCCATCTTTAATATTCTGTGTTCTTGTTTCTTCATTAAGATAATATGGTTCGAAATTATCTGATAATATTAGTGCTGTTAAATTACATTGAGGATCAGCATCTACAAGTAGAACCCGCTTTCCTAGTTCTGCAAGTTTCCATCCCAAGTTATAGGTGGTTGTTGTCTTGCTAACACCACCTTTGTGGTTAAAATAAACAATTTTAATTGGCATAATTTTTAGGTTTTTTTTAAATGTTACTAATAATATTTTATTTTACTTCAAAAATGAATGTATATTCGATATTGTTAATTTTATCATCTTCGTTTATGTCACATTCACAATTACTTTCAGTAAAATAAGTGACAAATTTTATTGAACCATATTTTTTTTCGGATTTTAATTTCTCCTCAATTGTTTTAATATGATCATTTATTAACTCTTCTTTAAACTCATTGTTTAAGGAATCTAATGGAAATGTTAAGGTTTTTAAAATTGATTCTTTCATAATCTCATAAAAATTTTAAATAAGGTGTTTATTGAATAAGAATATCTGTTGTGATAGCTATAATTAAATAAACCTTTTTCAATAAAATACTATAATATCACAGTTTTTAATGAATTTTATATGTCTTTAACTCTTTTTTTTATTAATGTTTTTTCCTTTTTTTTAGCCTGTTTTACTATCGTTTTACTAGAAAAAATAATATTACTAATTGGTCCTTCTTCAAAATCAAAGTCAATAACTACTTCATTTCCATACCAGTAATATACATCTAGATATCTATTGTTCTTGTTTGGCCATCCATAAGCTTCTTCAAGTATTCCAACAATTTCATCACCATCCTTTTGATCAACCTGGACCACAATCTTGGCAACATGATCCTCAAATGAGCCAATTATAATTCCTTTAATCGGAATATTGTTTATTGTTAAGGTATCTGCTCCCCTTACTTTATATAGTTTGTAAATTTCATTGTCAATTAGGGTAAAATCTTCTAGCCTATCCTTATACAGGGAAACTTCATTCCCCAAGACAAATTCTTTAAAACCTCCCTTAAAATCCATATAAGCTTTATTCCCTGGTTTAGGATTTCTTATCCCCTTATATTTTAATGGATTGGATGCAGATCTTTCTTGACCAAATGATTCAGGTTGAAATAAGAAAATCAACAAAAAAAGAGGCAATATGGTTAATAATAGTTTTTTCATATTTGAAGACAACTAAAATCCGAATATATTCATATTAAGGTTATTCAGATTAATGATTAACCAAATTTGTATTCCTCAGATTTTCTACTATTCGACCACAACTTCAGAAAAATCCCCAGTCGAGGTGTTTAAAGTACATTTGGCATACTTGGTAAGGATGGCTCCAAAAGCATTTTCACCCCTGTATTTCATAATTACCTTTACAGTTCCATCATTATTATCGATATACCTAGTTTCCACATGTTCAAAGCTAGACGGATTGTTCAAATTGTCTTTAATATAATTTCTAAATTTTGTATATGACCCATCGAAATTTGAAAAATGCCTTTCTATTCTTCCTTGGGGATCATTTGCTTCATAATCACTTTGTTCCTTATTAACTTTAAAACATTGGTCCATCAAAAATAGTATAACCCCAATGATTGCTAAAAACTTAATAATAGACCAAGTCTTGGGTTTAATTAAAGGCTGGGAATCATTAATTTTCATAAGAAGATTTATTTAAGATAAAGCTATTCAAAAATAAATTAGATTTTTACGGTTAACCGTAAAGAATTTTAAATACTTAATTTTGCCAAAGGATCCAATTTGCTAAATAAAAGTTTGAATGATCGATAAAACCTTAAAATTCTCCATTTCAAGGGGTGTGACAGTAATAATTTTTCAATCTAATGACTGGGCAAGATTTGATTTTTCATAATCTCTTAATATGCCTTTACCTGAACTGTGTCCGCTATTGCCTTTTGCCCAAACACCTCCATTAACTTCGATTCCAATTTTATATTTCGGAATGGCATAGTCCAGACGATAATTTCGCTCAATAGAAAAATGGAACTCTGGCCATACTTCTAGACCAAGTTCCATTTCTATAAATCTTATGAAAGCATCTTTGTGTTTTTCTTTGTTCTTGATATTCCTGGTGTCATCAATCCAACCAGTTTTAATGACTTTGGATCTATTACTTTTAGGTGAGACCGAACTAATAACCTTTGGAGAACCAGGAGGATAATATACATTATCAATCAATATATAGTTTTTTTTGACGAGTTCCCTAATAATAGACTTCCCCTGACCAGGTCTCCCCCATTTTCCCATAATTACACTCCCAAACCCTGATCAAGCCTTCTTCCGATTTCGAACAATGATATCTCCTGATTAGAACTTAAAGTCTTGCTTTCATTGGCATTGCCTATAGAACTGCTATTACTTTGGTCATTGAAGTCCGGAATCATAGCATTGTACATCATCAGGTTTCTCCAACTTATTTTCCACTTAACATATTCTTCGGTCCATCCATAGTACTTGCAGGTATTTCCGATGATGTCGAATGCACTTCCCCTTCCAGGATACTTCCTACCATCTGATTTAGATTTACCATCGATCCCGTAATACCGAAAAAAGTCTGAAGGTCCAACCTCCGGTAGACCTCTAAGGAATATTTCTGGATTTCTGATTTATCAAATTGATAGCTAATTCCATCTATCAACCATCCGGGAGGCGTTCCCTTTCTGTTAAAGAAAGCAATAGCTAGGAAATTAATGAATATGGGTATGTTTGTCCTGATCATTTCATAAACTTCCAGGTCATTCATTGTTTTACTGATCTTCAAATCAATTAGCTCCCCTAAAAGCCTAACAATTGTGGCTGGTTTAGGATCACTAAGATAAATTTTCTTGGATTTGAATCTTGGTAATACTCTTATGGAAGCTAAATATCTTGTAAACCAAGCATTATAAAGCTGCGGTACCTTAATTACCTTAACCAGCTCTTTTTGGTCAGCAAGGGATGCAACCAATTCTTTTTTAATATTTTCTTTATTCATTTCGGTTAGGAATAAAAGCCCTACTTACCGCCTAACCTTCGGCTTTCGGGCTATATGATCACAAACTATCCTTCAGGTAATGTTACGTCCACAAATTTGTAACCCCAAGGGGATACTGCATCTCCAGCTGCATCTACCGGAGTTGTTGCCTCACCAGAAAAATTCAATGCCACAAAACCATCTTTGGTAAATGGATTTGTAAAACCTGCTGACATAGCCAATGCTGGGGCCTCCCATACCATCTGTTTCCCTTCAAAAGGGTTAGAAGTCAACCTTACTGCTAAATAATAGATTTCGTCTTGCACTGGCGCTTTAAATTCTGTTGCACCTGTAGTTACTTGACCTTTAAACAATAGGTTTGCATTGTCAATTTTTAAGTTCAATGAGTTTCCTACCAAACTAGCCGGATCCGTTTCACCAGGTAATACCCAACGGACTCCCGATTTATCCTCAACCCGGATCCTTACCTTTTCCAATGGTGGAATATTGATATTGACGCTTCCCATTTCCAGGTCATCAACTTTCAACCAACCAGTGGTTGGCATTGCACCATTAGCGGCCATTAATGCAAATTCAATACTTTTTACACCTGTTACTGCTGCCATTTTTTATCTTAATTGTGGCGATTTCGCCGTAAATATTCTGTTATTTTTCCTTACGCAAATAGTTATACCAAACTCCAATGTTCATGTACCAATTTCCTCCATCTGGAACGATATCACCTGCACTTTCAATTTTTAGAAAAAAGTCATGACCGCGATATCCATCCAGCACTCTACAAACATGGTCAACGATTTCATTCATCCTAGCTGAATTTGGCTGAGTATTGTCAATTGAATTTGGAGTACCTCCAGGTTGGTTCACGAGATTGGGAACATGAATGTTCACATTGATATAATTTTTTGTATTCTGTTCAGCAGAAGAAGCTGAACAATTTAAAACTATATCTTCTTTTTTCGAATTTAATACCCGAACGTACTTTCGAATAGACCCGGTCAACGAAACATTGGATATGACATCTGCCATTTCTAGGACATTTATCACATCATCTATAGATTGACCTGCTGTCTTTAATTTTAGATCCATTATTCAATCGTTTCAAATTCCGCAAAGGCTTCCTTAAGGTATTCATCTATCTTACCTTGAGTTCCTCTCAACACTTCAAAACCACGACTCTCCACCCAACTGGCATATTCCATTCCTGAAACCAACACGACTCCCCAACCTTTAGATTCTCGCAATTCGTTCAAAGCAATGTTAAGACCTTCCTTCAATCCCGTTACCTTATCGGTTCCAATATCACTTTCCCTAAAATCTTTATGTACAACCTTACCGTCCTTATAGATTATGAATCCAGTTGAACTATTAAGATTACCGGTATGATCTTGGTAAGCTGTATTCAACATTTTGGTCCTAACCAACTCGATTGCTCTGTGGAGGATCTTTGAAAGGTGCTGGATTGTCTGGTTTTCAATCTCTTTTTCAATTTGGACTGAAAGCGCTTTCATATCAGTGGTAATTTCAAACCCAATTTTCATCTAACACCTCCCTTGACAGTTATAAGCTCCTACATGAAATGCCAATAATTCCTGATCATTTACAAACGTCTCCCCTCTTTCATTTTCACCATTGAAGAGAATGCCCAAAGGAATCGAAGGGGTATCGACTGGAAAAGCAATATCAAATGAACATTGGATTTCAGTCCCATCTTGTTTTTTTAAGAACACCGTCCCTTTTACAGGTCGGAACCTACACTCAAATGACCTTTCAACACCTTGTGTATCCTGAAATTTAAACTTGTCCGGATATTGTTCCCCTACCATAATTCTGAGATTATTTCAATCGTTGGACCCTCATGTGCAAATTCATCATTCACTCCCCATCTTTTTAGGATCCCCGCCCTTAACCTAAGTAGGTCAGAAATATCCTGTTGGGTGATTTGATAATCAAGTTCCTTAACAGATTTTGGGTTGGTACAGATCCAAAGAATAAGCCCTGCTTGGGAAAGGTCCATATTCCTGCGGGCTGTTTCATCAGCTGGATTATACTCATCTTCCGGAACCAAACTGTTTTCGGTCAGTATTATGTCAATGGTATTCTGTTTTGCAGGGATTGATACCTTTGCCTTCAGGGCTTCTCTTATAATCATGCCTAGATTTTCTTAACTAATCCGCGTTCAACAAGATTTTCCAAACGGTCAGCATCAAGGTCGCTGACATCTTCATCGATATTGTAAATCTTTTCCTTTTCAGCCTTTACGTTGCTGCGAAATGAGTTCACCACAATGAAACGGGTTTCCTTTTTGCTTTTCGCTCTATTAGATTTGGTCTCAAGTTTCTTGATAGATTCCTTCAAAGACTCGATCTCTGCATCTTTTGAAGCAATTGTGGCTTCATGTTCTGAAACCTTACCTTTCAAAGATTCGATCTCTGCATTGATTGAATCTTCCACTTTAGCCCCTTGAACCTTTGAGACTTGATCTCCTTCTACTTTAGAAGGAGTTGCTGGAGTTGTAGCTCCAGCTTTCTCGATTTTATTTTCTGTTCCCATTATCCGCCTGGTAAAATAGTTTTTAGAATAAAAGTTGATTTCGCATTGTTCAACACCGGGGTATCATATGAAGTTCCCTTTGTCACTACGGTGATAGGATCTTCGATTCCCCAAGTTTTGATCAATACAATTCCCGACTTCGTTTTTTGAGCTACTCCAGCTTTTACATACTCATCAGCAGAAAGAGTATATTGGGTATTTCCCAATTGCTCAGTTACTGAGAAGGTAACGTTCCCTAGCTCCCAACCACTAACCACAGTTTGGGTACCATCTTTCGACTCCTGGACCATAGCAGATTCCCAAACCTTGAAGATTGGCAAACCCTTTGATTTTAGAGCTCGGTTGATTTCTTCTAAACCAGGTTCTTGTTGAAGGTTCAAAGCATTTTGAACATAGGTTGCGGTGAACTTCTGTACACTTGCATTCATTCCTACCAAAGAAATGGTATCCTCTTCACACCACATAAATTTGGGATATGGAAGTTTAGCCGCTTTAAATCGTGCTTTCATTTCCTTGATATCCTTGATAATGTCCGCGGTAGGATCAGTCCAGTTCTTTGGAGCATTTACAAAGTTTCCAACCGGAATGGCAAAATCAACATCATTCACAGTTTGAATACCCTGCTCATTATTTACCTGGGTAAGTTTATACTTCCCAGTTGAAGCAATTCTTTTTGCCAACCATTCATTTCGGGCTTCAATACCATTACGTACGAACACCTGATCTTCATAATGCCAATCAATAACTCGCTGCGCTGCTTCCCTTCGGGTCTGACCTGCTGGTAGGCGTCTCACTGCATCTTCCAATTCTCTTAAAGTATTGAAATCAGTTTCAACCTTATCCCTCGCAATTTCCAGTTTTGGAATATCCCCTTCAATCTTGGTTGGAAGATTACGCCCAAATCGTGGTGCACGGCTGTTAAAGTCGGTAACAGCTGCCATAACCTTTGCTCCAAATTGAGCTTCAATGGCTTTCCAACTCAATGTAGGTTGATAAAGCAATGGGAACACTGACTGATATTGCAACGTATCGAAAGGGTACGTCTCAACATAGGCCTGTGCATCAGCTCGACGGAACTCAGGTACTAATTCTTGAATATTTATCATTTCTTATTTGAATATGATCTTTTTAAAATTCTGTTAATTAAACAAAAGTGATCCTCGGTAATGCAGTACGTAGATCATCTACAATAGCCTGAAGTGCTAAAGGTAGAGCCTTAATTCTCACTGTTCCACTGATCACTACTCCATTGGCATAAGTGTTTCCTTCGGAAACTTCAGATGCTCTATGGGTTAATCCGATTGGCCTAAGACTAAAAGCTGTTTCTGTTGGTGGTTCCGCTCCAGGATCCCCTGGTGTAGCAGTAACTACCTGACCTTTACCCGTTGCCTCATCTCGACCTACCAAAGATCCTTCAGGCACAAATCCATCAGGGTAATCAGCTTTGTCTACATCTAGGATCAAACCACCCGGAAGGGTATCTACCACATTTTCAAAAACTACTTTTTGAAAACCTTGTGTACCTGTTCTTTTTACTCCTTGTAATCCCATTTAAATAAAATATTATGCATTTGCTCTAGCAGTTGCCTCGGCTTTGCGCTGTTCAACCAATAATTTCATTGCTGGAGACACCTCGTCATCCTTCAATTTTTGGCCACCAATACCTCCAGTAGGAGAATCAATTCCAAGTCCTGCATCAGCAGCAAACTGGATTTCATCAGCAACATCCTGCTCAATGTCAGCGAGGTATTCTTCGAATTCTTCTTCAGATTCGATTTTCAATCGATCAAAGTCCCTAAGAGTACGTGATTTGAATTTGTCAGGGGCATCCTTGATTTTACTTTCAAGTAATTCTCTGCGAGATTTTGCAGCGCCCTGTTTTTGGAATGTTGTTAACTGAATGGTCAATCCTTCGATTACTTTGTTTTGGCTCTCAACATGAGCTTTGAACCAAGCCGGCATTTCATCCTTATTGGTTTCAACTGTCTTGTTCTTCTTTTTGTCCGGTTGCTCGTTAGGTTGCGTTTCAGGTTCATCATCATCTTGGTCCTCCTCTTCATCTTCTTGCTCTGCAGCAAGTCTGTCCGCGTTCCTTTTTGCATCGTCCAATGTCGCCAATTCCTTAAATGAAAGGATTGAATCGAGTTTGTCTATTTCACCGTCGATATCGTCCTCGTTGTCCACGATTGAGTCCAAATTGTCCGCTAGTCCGTTGATTCTGACATTAGAAAGGTTAATATTTAGTGATTTAACCTTTGCTTTTAGTTTGGAAATGATTTTTGATTTTAGTGACATATTGTTTAGTATAAATGAGTTGAATCCGAATAGCTATTTCGTCTACACCTCGTTAAAACATAATATCACAAAATTATAGTTAGTTATCTGATTGGATAATATTATTAAGTTGCAAATACACATTTTGCAATAAGTTTAATTTTCATGATATTTGAATTTCCAAGCCAATACTTATGAACTCAGAAAATTTAAATACACATCCACTTTTTGAAAAAATATCTCAATTCGAAGAGACAATACAGAATAACGAAAGAATTAATAATCTAAATTTAGATGATTTAAATTATTTATCAGATGCAATTAAATTTATAAAGGATAGATTGAATATTGCAATCCCCACCCTTATAACAGATAATGAATTAAACTTAATAAATACCGACTTGACTCACTCGATAAATGAGTTAAATTATTATTTAGACAATAATAATATAGGCCATATCCATAATTCTAAAAACAACATCGGTTCAGCATTGGTAAGAGTTAAAGCCTTTCCATTGTTATTATCCAAAGGAGATTTTAATTTTTCAAGAGGTTTACAAAACCTTAAAAAAAATTACAGACAAATTTTAGAACAACAGGAAAAAGAGCAGCAGAAAATATTAACTACTCAAAGAAATATTAATAATAATTTAGAGGAAAATTCAAGAAAATTAGCCCAACTTTCATTAGAACTAAACGAACGGGAAGAAGATTTTGAATCTTTCAAAGAAAAATGGACCACAGAAATACAAGCAACAAGAGCATATTTTGAAAATGAATTTGAAAACCAGATTAAAGATTTTCAGAAAAATTTAGAAGATAAAGAAAAAGACCATTTAAAAAAGTTAACTGATCATGAAACAGATTTTGACTCATTATTAGGGAAGGAAAAAGAGAAATTTGATACTGCATCAGAAAATATTATTAAAGATTTAAAAGATAAATTAGATGAAGCAAAAAAAATTGTAAATATTGTTGGTAATGTTGGAGTAACCGGGAACTATCAAAATATTGCAAACCAACATAAAAGTTCAGCCAACTTGTTTAGAGGTATAGCATTAGGTTTTATGTCATTAATGTCCGTCCTAATAATTTGGTCAATTGTTGAATTAAGCTTGGATGAATTTAATTTTTACAAAACACTTACTCGAATTATTGCAGCAGCAATCTTGACTTATCCAGCGGTGTATGCTTCACGAGAGTCTACTAAACACAGAGTCTTAGAAAATAGGAATAGGACATTAGAACTCGAACTTGCCTCATTAGGGCCATTCATAGAATTACTTGAAGATGATAAAAAAAATGAGATTAAAGTAAATTTGGTTGAAAAGTATTTTGGAAATAGGATGGAAGAAACAATTAATAATGAAGAAGATGTTTCTGTAAATGCACTGGAAAAAATTCTTAAAACAATTTTACCTTATATAAAGAAATAAATCAAATCCAAACCTCCAATATCGAAGTAACTTTCATTTGGTATTTTTTAAGGAAATAGGATCTTCTAATTGTTGCTACATGAGATTTATCAGTTAATTCAAACGAATTACCCCAACAATCATAGACGGTTCCATTGCAATAATAGAAAAGGTACCAAACACCTTTTTCTTTGTTTCGGCACCTTAATATGCAAGGGTAATTACTATCTGCATTGAACTTGACAAACCTCGGATTCGTATTGAATCCGAGGTTTTGAAGTGCTTTGATATATAATTGACCTCCCCACCGCTTTTTTCCTGTTGATTTTACAAATGTATGGACCTCGTCAAACTCCAGTCCTGTTAGCGTTGATAAAGTTGACTCATGGAAATAAGGGCGACCGTAATTGACTATTTCAAATTCATACTTCATCAGAACTTTCTTTATTATTGGCTTCTAATGCCGCTTTTTTAGCTTTCTCCTTATTGATCTGAGCGATTTCATCATCTGAATTCTTGGTTAATGGAGAATACTCAACAGCTGTTTTCTGGCTTAACAAATCGTTGTTCTTTGCTTTGACCAAGACATCTAGTGTTTCTCCATCATCATTGATCCTGTATATTGGAATATCAAAACCTATACTAAAAGACTTGGAAACGGTAGATAAGGAAACATCGATTACTCCACAAGCTGTTTTAATGAAATTGATATCTCGCTTAGTTCCGATTCCATATTCACCATCTATTTCATCACGTGCAGCTAGATGGGCATCCATGAAGACACGATCCCATGCGACTCCAGAAAGAGCTCCTAATCCTTTCAAATCTTCCATGGACATCTGTGGAGTTTGGGAGCAATCGAAGATAACCTTCATCAAAGAATCAAATTCAAGTTTTATTGCATCAGTGGCCTGATCCCAAGTAATGTACCTGGCATCTCCATCTTTACCTTTGATCTGTATCGCCTTACCTTGATCACCACGTTCCAACATTTTGGCCCCAGCATCCCCAAACATTGCAAAGACAGGTGATGCATGATAGATATTTGTTTCACCGACATCAGACAGCAAAGTTTCTATCCTATTTATGGCTGACTGAAGGTCCGCCCAAGGAGGTGCTGGTTTTGAATAATATATGATCGGTAGCTTTCCATAAGAATGTGTCTTTACTGATTCAATGATCCAACCGTTGTTATTTGGAGTGGATAGAATATCTTCACCTTCTCTAGCTTTCCGGAACTTATAGATATGCGTTGAAGAATATACGTCAAATCTCTCATCCTCATTTGTTGGAAAACCAGTTATGAGATCTTGAGGGCTTGATATTAATTCTGAAAATGAACGCTTTGATTTATACTGTCTACCAAAATAGAGCATATTCCCGAAATCATCAAATACAGGCAGAAGCTTATCTCCAAGTTCCGGAGAAAGTATTTTGCATCTCAATCGGAAATTACCGCCATTCTTGACCAGACCTCCCCAATATTCATTCTTATTTACTGGTTCAGAGTACCAAAGTTTTGCAACCTGAAGCTCAGAGAGTAATCTTCTGGCAACTTCCTTTTCAATAAATTCTATTTTGTTGTCTTCTCGGATCTTCTTGACCATATCATAAAGTCGCTGTTCATCTGGAGTGGTAACGTTCGCTTCCAATTGGATCTTGCCAACATTCATAAATGCAACCCGGCGCTTTACGATAAGCTTTTGAAGCGGTACACCGATCCTATTTACTTGGATCCTTTCAAGCTTAGTGACCGGCACAATATTTTTTGTTTTGGGATCTTCTTTTGTTAACTGGACTCCATTTGAATCTTTTACTGCAACACGTCTTTTTCTTCGGGGCCTTTTATTATCTGACTCATTGAAGACATCATGCTGTGTAACATCATATTCTTTCTGAGCGTTGCTATATGCTGGCTCTGCCAAAGCACCTAATGTTTCCACTACAACAGGAAGGACCTCACGCGGTACCAACTCTTTAATTACTTCTTTGCTTTCTTTTTTCTTTGCCATTATTTTGTTGTTAGTGGTTAGGATTAGAAAATATCAAATACTGTCTCATCGACTTCTTCCGGCTCTGCGATCAGGTCAAAATATTTACGCATCAAGATAAGGTCGCGCCAATCTGGAGACCTACCTATTTCTTTCTTGATTTCTTTCTTAGGTAAAATCCTCAGCTTATTTTCATCATCGGATTTATATGTTTTCAGCCATGAGAACTCTTCCTGGATTTCTTGTTGCTCCGATTCTGAATCGATACATTTCAATAGAATATTGTGCCCAGCAATATCATCAGCCAAAAGATATGCACATTGGGTCTGTAGATTCTGGTAATTCTCTTTTTGTGGAAGATCATCCCTGCTATCGCCGTAGAACCTGTTTTCGTTTTCCCTAGCTTCATCGGTTATGATCGGAGCGGCATTGTTAACAAAACCTAAAATTCCACATACATCTACTGTTCCTCCTCCTACTCCATCATCATCAGCGATGCAATGATGGGCAGGAATACTCCATTTTGCACGCATCGCATTTATACATGCCTGGATATCCAGAGTTGAAGACTTATCAAACGAATGGCATTCCATAAGGATCCATCCCCACCAAACGCCAATTCTAGCTTTGTCGGAACCAAACCTCGCGATATCAGCTGTTATATACCAAGATGGTTTTTCATCCATGCTATTGTACCTAGTCCAGATATGGGTATTGGTGAACATGGCCATGATGTCATCATATTTGCACATTGCGTTCGGATCATCATCGTATTCCCAATTTCCATGCAGTAAGCGTTCCTTTTTGGCTTTATCCTTGGTTCTCTGTAACCTTTCAAGATACCCTTTGTCGATATGTGGATTGTCCTGGACAAATGCAGCCAAATACTTCATAATTTTAGGAAGAGTTCCCTTTTTATTTGGAAGATAGAATGTAGTGTACATCCAATTCTTCTTAGGGTTACAGGTAATGAAAAGCTTGCCAATCAGATTGTATTTTTCATTATACTGGCGACCTATACGAGTTTTGAGTACATCATACGCACCAAAATCTATTTCCCCACCTTCTTCAATCCAACCTCCGGTATATTCAGTCGATCCAAATCTTTCATAAACAGGATCTCTTGGAAGGAATTTAAGTTCAAGAAGGTCGATCCTACTCCCGTTTTTGAATTGAATGAAGTTCTTTTGACCATTGTATTTAAAATCAATTCCGTTCCTAAGACCGTATGCATTGGCAACCTTGAAAAATGTTATCAAGGTTGATTCCGTAATACGCTTCAATTCTTCCCGACCAATGAACCATCTTGTACCTGGATAATTCCAACATTGGAACATCAACCAACAGCAGCCTGTCCAGGACTTGGCACCCCCTGCAGCTCCCCCATAAAGAAATTCCTCGGTTTCATTGTCCGTGAGGATCCTTAATGCTTCTTCCTGCTTTTCATGTTTGCCTTTAGGTGTCTCAACTATAAAATCAAATATCCCTCGTTTGAAGGATATTCCTTGAAGCTGTCTAACATCAAGATTTGATAATATATTGTCTACCTGGTTCATTCTCTCCTCTTGGTAGAATTCAATAATTCACGGATGGTGTCGTCAGAAAGGGAATTAGGATCTATCTTGTTCTTATCATCGACAACTAAAGTATCAGTGTACATCCCATTGACGCGGGCAAGCTTATCGAGAATTCCATCAACAGCATACATTTCAACCTTAGGTCCAAATTCTTTCCATTCAAATGATTTGATCTTTCCACCTTCCTTGTCCTTAGCAAGCTTCACAAGGTCTAACTCAACTGTTTCATAAGTTTCCACCTCACTGTCATCAAAAGTTGCAAATGGATCTAGTTCCAAATCGATTTCAGCCCTCAAGATATCATCTTCTAGGGGTAGGATGTTTTTTTCGACATAATTATCGTATTCCTCATCAGTGTACCCCTTTTTGTCAATGTACATGTAGGCACGTTTGATCTCTAATTTTTTCCTTTCGATTAGTATACCCAAAGGCTTGGTAACTCGTTTCATCCTATCCCTTTCCACAATTCGGAAATAGTCGTTCATGGATGATTGGGCAATGTCAGACATGAGCTTCATAACCTGATCTGAATTCATTCGAGATTCCTTCAGACGTGACTCAATAAGTGCTGAAATCTCAGGTTTTTTCAATAGTTCGCTTCCTATCGAGTAAGCGGTCTTTTCACTATATCCAGCTTGTATAGCAGCTTTTGTAGCATTGAAATGAATAAGATAATTATCTATAAACAATTGCTGTTTAGCTGTTAACTTAATTTTACCTGAATCAATCATACTCTTCTCCTTTCAACAATACTGTCAACCTGTTGCCTAAAAACCTTATCAACTTCATACACCTCACGAGCTACTTTTATCCGATAAGATGATTGCTGATGATGCTTAAGACTTAACTTTTTCAAAATAATATTCGCAATTCCGTACTGTGATTTTTCGGAAAGAAGAATGGCTTTTGGTGAAAAAAGCAAGAGGATCACAGCGGTAAAAAGTATCTCCGAATTGTGCTTTTTGGATGAAGGTAAAATTTCTGAATAGATAGAATCGATCAGAGATTCATCCAATGGCAATGGCAATAGAGCCTGTCTGTATCCATCGATATCAATCTTAGGATTATTTTTCTCAACAAGTTTCAAAACCATCTTATCCATGAAAGCAAAGCTATAAACTTATTTTTTGTTATCCAAATGGATAAGTTTAAATTTAAAATGGAGAATCATCCGATTGTTGGCTAGGAAAGTTCCAATTTGCATGATTGTTTAGGTTATTAACCTGCAACTGATTTTGCTTTTCAACGAAAGAAAAATCTGTGATAATTCCATTATCATCAAAGGATTCTTCTGACCATTCACTGAATTTCATAATTTCTCCCCTAAAACGGAAAGGTACAGTCCCTGTCTTTCCCGAACGGTTTTTAGCGATAATAGCCTCTGCCATACCAGCTGTTGGTCTGCCTTCCTCATCCTCCAATAAACCGTAATATTCGGGCCTATACAGGAAAATTACCATATCTGCATCCTGTTCAATGGATCCTGATTCTCGGAGATCCTGAAGCATTGGGCGCTTATTGTTTCCTGGCCTTGATTCAACGGACCGACTCAATTGTGAAAGTGCAATAACCGGAATTTCAAGCTCCTTCGCCAATACTTTGAGACCACGGGAAATATCGCTCACTGCGTTGTACCTGTCCTTTGCCTTTGTTGTCAATAGCTGAAGATAATCAATGACAATCATTTCAATTCCGTATAGCCTTTTCATCCGTTTGGCTTTTGCACTAAGTTCAATCATCGAGAGATTGGCTGAGTCATCCCAAAAAATCGGAAGGTTTTCAATATCATTCATTTTCGAATGTATTCTTTGCCAATCATAATCCTGAAGGGTACAATTTTTTATTTTCTCCAGAAAAATTTCAGTCTCGGAGGATAAGACGCGGCTCAGCAATTCTGATCTGGCCATCTCAAGTGAAAAAACTCCGACTGGTTTTCCAGTTTTGGCGGCGTTAATCACTTTGCTTAGCATGAATGCGGTCTTTCCCATAGCAGGACGAGCAGCTACGATAATCAGATTAGAGTTTTGCCAACCTCCTGTGAAACTATTCAATCCCTTATTTCCAGTATCGACTCCAGTGACATCCATAACCCCCATTTCTGATTTTTTCGTAATATCCTTGATTAACTCAGAAACAGCAAAATTCTGGCTTACTTCTTTTTTCGAAGAAACATGATTGACGATATTATCCCGCTGAGTTTCATAAGTATCCAAAATCTCGAATATATCCTTGGTCTCATTATAGCAATCCTGAATAGTAACATTAGACAATTTGATCAACTCACGTTGCATGAACTTTTGTGAAATTATCCTAGCATGATATTCGATATTGACGGAGTTCACCACCCGATCAGTAAGCTGTGTTAAGTAATAAGCTCCCCCGATCTTTTCAAGATTTCCGCTTTTCCTCAACTGATTAACCAATGTCATGAGATCCAACGGATCACCAGAAATTGAAATATCCTGACAAGCTTGATAAATCAATTTGTTGGGTTCGCGATAAAACATCTCAGGATTCAAGATATCAGCGACAAACATCATCGCGGTACTCTCAGAAATTATTGAACCAAGTACAGTTTCTTCTAGATCAATAGCTTGAGGCGGTAGTTTACCTTTTAAATTTTCATTCATCATTTTATGCCGTAATGTTGTTTTCGATGTTCAGCAAATGTTGTTGTATCCCTCCAACCATTGTTTAACCACATCCATTTACCAATTCTTTCTTCGTTTTTCGTCCCTGGGTTATCCGGAGGATTTGCATCATCACCGATATTTGGTTTTGAAACTGATTCATCATTTACGGTTTTTCCTAGTTCCATCTGTCTTCTGGTCCAAGAATAAAAATGAGATTTTGCATCAGATTCCTTTTCATGATTTTTTCCAGTACCCTTGCAAAAAATAAAAAACTTTTCTATCCATTTCGGGACATCTTCAGGGTTTTGGATCCCGAGTGAAATGCCAAAATCTGATTGCCAAGATTTATGAGAAAGCAAAACTGTTTTGAGATCGTCCATTGATGAATATACCCCCCAAGGATTAGGTCTTGGTATTTCCTCACCTTCAATTTTTTTATTAGGATCGATTTCGGGGATTTCCGTAGTTTTTGTTTCTTTTTCTTCTATCCCTTTAATTTCTCTTTCTCTTTCTCTTTCTCTTTCCGTACTTTTTGCGTGTATTAACTCAGTTTCTGCATGCATTAATCCCGATAAATGTTCATTTAGTGTACTTAATGTATGCAATAACCCCGCTAATTTGGAGTTATTGTCTTTAATATGACGCAATAACCCCGCTAAATCTTTCGTTCTACACTCTCTCCTTTTATAGGCATCAGCGATAGAGCTCATAAATTTTTCACTCCACACTACTTTGATCTTCCAAAGTTCGGCATTGATTTCTCCAAATTCCGCAAGATTATTTAGTATCTTAACTAAGGTTTCCTCGCTTACCAAACAAACATTATTAGCTAGATAATGGAAATCCAATTTGTTGTTAAGGTCTAGATAATGGAAATCCGTATCCCCAAGCTGTTCAAGAATCTTAAACCAAACTGCGTACCCATCATTTCCATATCGCGACTGCAATACGGACATCTTCTTTCCTGAACTAATATAGTGTGGGAAATAGTCTACATTATATTTTACTGGTCTAGCCATATTTTATTCCTCCATCATTTCATCCAACCCCAATTCAGAAACATCTACACGTTTGTTCGTTGGCCAATAAGTATTAGTAGGTTCCTTTTCAAGGAATTCGTTAAACTCTTTTAGCTTTTTTTCAAATGCTGTACTAGGTTCCCAATCTTCATGGACCTCATCACACCAATGATCATAATCAATTGTGCTGAAATTAGATGTACCACAAACCACTAGCATTAGTTCTGATGGTTTTATGTCGTGATCATCACAGTAAATTAAAATATCGTCTGCATCGAAGAAATAAGTGTCATCATCAAAAATGCAAAGTGGAGCTTCAAAATCCCACTCAACTAATTCCAATGCTTGATACTTTTTACACTTTTCTTTCCAAGCACATGATTCGCATCGCTTAGCATAGGTAAAATGCTTTTTGAATTCGATTCCGCAGTCCATACAATCATCATGAGTGATATATTGTTCAATGCTTTGGTGAGGAACTATTGTAAGGTTGATTTTCTTTCCATCAACTTCTATAAATTCTATTTCGATTTTGCCTTTTTGAATGGGCAAGTCTTTTCGGGTTACTTTTTTCTTTTGCAT